TCAGTCGTGCAGGTGTTCGGCGGCGTGCAGGGTATTTTCCAGCAGGCAGGCGCGGGTCATCGGCCCGACGCCGCCCGGCACCGGGGTGATCCAGCTGGCGCGTTGCGCCGCCACCTCGTATTCCACGTCGCCGACCAGGCGGCCGTCGGCCTGGCGGTTGATGCCGACGTCGATGACGATGGCGCCTTCCTTGATCCACTCGCCCTTGACCAGTCCCGGCTTGCCGGCAGCGACCACCACCAGGTCGGCGCGCGACACATGGTCGGCCAGGTCGCGGGTGAAGCGGTGGGTCACGGTGACGGTGCAGCCACCCAGCAGCAACTCCAGAGCCATGGGCCGGCCGACGATGTTCGAGGCGCCGACCACGACCGCGTCCATGCCGTACAGGTCGGCGCCGGTGCTGGCGAGCAGGGTCATGATGCCTTTCGGGGTGCAGGGGCGCAGCAGGGGCATGCGCTGGGCCAGGCGGCCGATGTTGTAGGGATGGAAACCGTCCACGTCCTTGTCCGGGTGGATACGCTCCAGCAGCAGGGAGGCGTCCAGGTGGGCGGGCAGGGGTAGCTGGACCAGGATGCCGTCGATGGCGGGATCGTCGTTCAGGCGGTCGATCAGGGCCAGCAGGTCGTCCTGGCTGGTTTCGGCGGGAAGATCGTAGGCCTGGGAGAGAAAGCCGACTTCCTCGCAGTCCTTGCGCTTGTGCGCCACATAGACCTGAGAGGCCGGATCGGTGCCGACCAGGATCACCGCCAGGCCGGGAACGCGCAGGCCTTGCTGGCGGCGCTCGGTCACGCGTTGGGCTATCTGCTGGCGAAGGTTGGCGGCGATCGCTTTGCCGTCGATCAGTTGTGCGGTCATGTCGGAAGGGTAACCATCGAATCGGGTGGAAAAAGGACGCGCATTTTCGCATGGACGCCGCCCGGGGCAAAGGAGGCGACCCGCGGATTTGCCGTAACTCCTTTATATAGCTGAATTTTTTTAAAAAACCCGTTGACGGCCTTTCGCCCCCTGTATAACATGCGCCCCGCTTGCCGAGCACAGCCGGACGCAGGGTAAGAGGTAATGCAAGTCGGTTGCTGACTTTGTGATTGCCAGAGCTTAAAGTTTGCGCTCAGCATTGAATGCAGATGAATAAAGCGCCCGTAGCTCAGCTGGATAGAGCATCCGCCTTCTAAGCGGATGGTCGCAGGTTCGAGTCCTGCCGGGTGCGCCATTCGGCGAATCGGCAAGAAGCAGGCGATGTTTTACCGCAAGTCGTAATATGGTGGGCGTAGCTCAGTTGGTAGAGCACAGGATTGTGGCTCCTGGTGTCGTGGGTTCGATTCCCATCGTCCACCCCATATTCCGAAGCGCCAGGCCCGGGGCCTGGCGTTTTCATTTCCAAGCAGTGTCCCGCGGACGTGGTGGAATTGGTAGACACACTGGATTTAGGTTCCAGCGCCGCAAGGCGTGAGAGTTCGAGTCTCTCCGTCCGCACCACCTTCTAAATCAAGTGTTTACGAGCTTCAGCGGCCCTCCACGTAGATGCGCTGGATTATCAGCGTGAACAGAACGTGAAATGCGACTTTCACGGACTTGATCAAGAACACCAACCGCATCCCTTACCCTGGCCGGCGCAAGATGGGCATATCGCTCAGTCATCGCGACTGTCGAGTGTCCGAGCAGATCCCGAACATCCGCCAACGGAACGCCGGCGCTGACCAGCCATGCCGCGCAGGTGTGGCGCAGGTCGTGAATCGTAAAGTCCACAATCTTCGCTGCCTGGCAGGCCTGCTTGAACCCGGCTGATAGCGAAACCACTCGATCGCCGTTGGCTCTGGCAAAAACCCAGGGGCATTCCGGACTGGTCTCGGATCTGAATGCCATTCGTCGCTTTAGTGCTGCCATCGCACCTTCGTTGATCGGGATGCTCCGGCGCTTGCCTGCCTTCGTGTGGGATGCCTCCAAGTAGATCAGTCGATTTGCGAAATCCACTCTGCGCCACTCCAGGCCAAGCATTTCCTCCCGCCGGCATCCGGTGTTCACCGCTAGGCGGATGAAGTCCTCGAGCATCGGGCCAAACTTCTGGCCGCGCGCAGCCCGACACAGAGCCTCTATCTCCGCCCTAGTAAGCCAACGATCACGTCCCTCGGCCTCGCGCATCTTCCGTCCCTTCACCGGGTTAGGAAGGGCCCACTCCAGTTCCGTGTTGCAGTGGTTGATCGCCGCGGACAGTGCGGCGAGTTCTCGGTTGATGGTTGCCGGGGATGCGCCGGCATCCAACCGATGCGCTCCGTATCCCCGGATGTCCTGGCCCCCTAGATCGTTGACCACGCGTCCGGCAAAATACTCGCGCAGCGGCTTTATGCGGTGCACGGTCGTTTCGTAGCTGCGCTGATGCTGGCGAGCGTGCTGCAGGTACGGAATGATCACCTCCTCAAAGGTCCTGGGCGGATTAACGCCCATCTCCTTTTCCTTCCACGCTTTCGCGCGCTCCTGTTGCTCTAGTGCTTTCGCCGCCGAGTAGTCGGCAGTTCCAGAAGAGCGTCTAACAAGCTTTCCTGTTGCTGATTTGAAAGAGATCCACCAGTAGGCGGAGTCGTTTCTCTTGTACGGCATACTTCCTCCGGTACGCCGACCGCGTCGCGCATGCTAGCAGCGGCTTCCTCTTCAAGCATCTGTTCGAGCTTTTCCTTGTGGACCCGGATGGTCTTTTTGAACCTGACCACCGGGATCAGCTTTTCGTCCGCGTAGCGGTACGCGGTCCTGCGGCTCACGCCGAGAATGCCGGCGGCCGCCTCAACTGAAATCAAAGACATAGCGAGACCTTGGCCGATCAACGGCATCGGGTTGGCGGGTAGAATTCGTGGAGGCTTGCCCGGGCAGGGCGCCCGCATCGGGCAATGTGGGGGTTAACTGCTCGGTCAGGCCTTCTGGTAGGATTTGAACGCCCGGCCGGGCGGGCCTCAGGACGAGGCCCTGGCGGGCCCGGCTGGGCTACTTGATCTTGATTTCGCCGTTGAACGGGATAAGGAGTTCCCGGAATTCGCGCATCTCAGGGACGGATACGCCGTATCCGAGCAGTTCCCCGTCCTCTCTGATGAACATGTGAGCGTCGATGCGCAGCCTCAGATGCTCCAGGGCCTGAAGCCGTTCGGCGTGGCTGAGCGTCGACAGTAGCGACTTCCATGCGAACTCTGCGCTGCGATCCACATAGTCTCCGAACTTGTCCCTCTCGAAAGAGCGGCGAGGAAACTTTCCCTTGTTCGTTTCTTCGAACATAGCGCGGAGGTTCGTGCCTTGCCTTGCTGATGGCCCCGACTCAAACAAATCCACCGCCAGTTTGCATCCATCCCAGGCAGCCTGTGTGTTGCTGTCGAAATATCGAATGTTGCCCTGGTCATCGACATAGCTAGACAGGTCGAATACGCCGGCCATGCGTTTCTCGAATTCCTCCCGTTTCATCACTCCCCACCTCCCATAGACTTGCCGATCTCGGCGGCGGCGCGCAGGATGGCTAGTCGAATGCATGTATCCTGATAGAAGACATCATGCTCGGCGGTCCTAAACATGACTGTTGGATCACTCTGTGGACTGTGGATTTCCAGGTTAAGCAAGACTGCAAGTCTCAGCGCATCGCCGTCATCGTGTCGCGGGTCCCATTGTCGCCACCGCCCAGTCTCTGCCAGGATTAACGGGATGGAGATGGAGTGGTACGGGTATGAGAACTGATAGCCCGCCGCCCGCGCCGCCAGTTCGAGTAGTTCGCGGTCGTTCATTGCTTGGCTCCTTCTAGGGCTGCGTCGATTGCAGCGTCTAGGTGCTCCAGGTTGAGTACGATGTTCTCCGGGGTCATCCCGGCGAATACGCCGCCTTGTCTGATCGTTTCGAGGTCTCGCTCTCGCAGCCACCGGTAGCGCGCGGCGTCCTTCGCCATGCGCCGAATCTGCTCTGGAATGCTGACATTGCCGCCGTCTGGAGGGTCCATGTAGTAAGTACCGGGCAGAACGCTTGCGCACTCCTTCAAGTCCTGCGCCAACCACTCGCAGTGTTTCTGCGTGTCCTTGTGGGCGCAGTTCTCCGCCTTGAGCCGGTCGATCTCGTCCAGGAGGGCGAGGACGGTCTTGGGGTTGGCGGCGGAATCGAACAAATCCCAAGCAGCGGAGATCGGCTCATCCTCGCTCCGCTCAATTCGGATCACGTCCTCAGCAAGCCTCCGCAGCTCTGCGTGGTCGGTCATGATCTGGTCCGCCTGCTTTACGCTTTCCAGCAGTTCGTTAAAAAGTGGCTCATCCATCACTTCACCTCTATTCCGGCTTTCTGGAGGGCTGCTAGACATTCCCTGATTCCTCGGTTGAATTCGGCAAGCTCAGGATAAGCATCAAGTGATGAGCTACCATATGGCTTTGGCGGCCTCACCCTCAGAGCCGCGCGGCTGGCTTGCCAGGCCTTGAACGCAAGGTGAGCCGAGTAGTCTTTGAAGCAGTTGCGCTCATCCTGCCATTCCGACTCAAGGCCATGCTCGCGCAGTAGCCAAGCTTCAAACTCTTCTCTCATGTCAGGCACGGTCAGGACTCCTTTGGGTGGCCACGCAGACGGTCGGCCAACTCCATCTCGGCGTAATAGGCGCTCATGCTTTCGGCATCGTTGAGGTTCAACGTTCCGTAGACATGGCGGTTATAGAATTGCGTGGTGCCTAGGCAAGGCTTCGACAGGTTCAGGGTGTAGCCGCGCTTGTCGGTCAGGAACTTAGCGACTGCGGCGGATCGGCTCATGCCTGCTTGGCAGTGAACGATGATCGGTTCATCACCACACTCGTTCACGAAGTCGTGGATCTGCTTGGCGTCAATGTGGCTGAACACCCGAAAACCATCGCTTCCCAGGTATCCGTCTACATCATCAAATTCCAGCCGCAGAACGCGCTTGTGATCGCAGGCAAAGGCATACCAGTCGCCCTTGCTGCCGATGCTGATCACGTTACTCGGCGTCTCGATCCTGCTGGCATCCACTGCGGAGAGGAATGTCACCTCTCGCCTGTTCACTGCTTGCTCCATCTGCTCAACTCCTGTCCTTTCAACTCGGTCTGCTCGTATAGGTTCTGGAAGTCCCCGACGACCCGGAAGATTCCCAGGACGAAGAGAACGATGACTATCACTGCCAATATGGTTTCGTTGTCGTTGTCCACAGTTGGTCCTCCGGGGGGGCGGATACGGTTGGGTTCGTTGGGGTTATTCGCCCGCTGCTTTGGAGATCAGGTGCATGAGCATTTCGCGCAGTTGCTCGCGCTCTAGCACCTGTCCGGTTTTCGCGTACTCGTCGGCCTGGCGCAGGATCGCGTCGATCTCGATGTTGAACATCGGCGAGAGCACGTCTGGCTCGCACTGCTCGAGCAGCAACTGGATTGCGCGGGTCGGGTGCGCCATCGTGATCCCGAGCCAGTTGTAGGCCGAGGCAGTGCGGTAGTAGCGAAGGCCGGCGATCTCATGCCGCTGAGGCGGGCGGAAGGGTTTCGTGCGCATATGCAATCCGGGTAGGTTGAGCCTACATTTTCCAGATTGCTGTATATGCGTACAGTGGTTGGCGATGGGTGGCTATGCCTGCTCCGACAGGTACTGCAACTCCCAGGTCGGGTGGAACTTCCTTGGCTTGCTTTCGCCGTCGAGCTTGATCATGAGGTGGGCGCCCTTGGCGCTTGTGATTGTCCCTCGCTCTTCGGTGCCGCGCCCTCGGTAAATGACTTGGCCGCCGCGCTTGCATGGAACGGCATAGGCCTTGCGGATGAACTCCATGCTCATTGCGTCCCTCCCTCCTGCTCGCCCAGCAGGTCGCGCAGGTCGTTCGCAATCTCAAGCATCTTCTTCGCGCGTGTCGTGGCTGCTTTCGTGCCTGCCGGAACGTTTTCGCAGTTCCAATCGGACTCTCGGCGGCACTCCCGCTCTATGCGTCGCAGCAAGTCCTCGGCGACCGGCACATGACCATCCGGGACCATGTAGAGTGCCTTGGTCCTGCGCTCGGTTCTCTCCCTTGATACATGCCCGCAACGACCAGCGAGCGATCGACTGATCCCTAATTCGCTGATGAACCCGACGAGGGACAGCTTATCAGCCATTGCCGTTCTCCTTGCCCTGGTTGAGCAGGACGCGAAGGTCTGCCGTTATCCGGTAGCATTCAGTCGGGAACGAGGTAGACCAGGCGCATGCGCAGTACTCTTCTGGGCCGCGGCATGGCTCGTTCATCACCTGCTTGGCGATCAGTCCATGGCGTTCAGCGCTTTCCTGTATGCCTGCCCCATCGAAGCTTCCGCCATCGAGGGCTCCGCAGATGATCTCGCGCGCGAACTTGGCCATCCCCTGCACAAGCCCCTCGCTGACCGTCATACCGTTGATGCGCGCCAGTTCGTCGAGGCAGGCGTTCCAGCCGCTATTACGATTTAGCCCTGGGACGCCGGCATTTAGAAGCTTCCGCTCCGGCACAACCACCACCCTTGCGCGCAGTGTCGCGAGTTCGGCGCGAAGCTCCTCGATCTCCATCTCCATGCCGCCGCACTGCTGGCGGGCAGCATCTCCCTTTGCCGCTGCGTCCTCGGCCATGGCTAGTTTGGCGACTAGGGCGTCGTAGTCGGAGGCCAGGACGACCTCATACCCCATTACTGCCTGCTCGCCCTGGGTCAAAGAGCGCATGCTCGGCACGTCGAACCGCTTCACCTCACTCATGACCTACCTCCTTGCTGGCTGCTCGGCGCTTCTTCATGATCTCTGCTACGCCGTCGGGGTACGTGATAGCCACGGCCCCGGCTGCGAGAGCTGCTGACTTCTTCGACAGGCAGATATCGAAGTGCTCCTTGATGGTCCCGGCATGCTGAATCCACTTCCGCTGAACACCGATCTTGTCTGCCATTGCGAGCAGTTCCTCGGTCGTGTCCGCGAGCATGTGACACATCTTCATGCGGCCAAAGGTTGCGTTCATGTCGTCGACGTAAACGGCCATCACACCCCCTCCTTGCCGGGCGCGGCGGCCTTCCGAAGTGCGGCGTTCAATGCTCTTTCCATCGATTTGAACGGGGACTCGCCCGGTCGGAAAGCGTCAAGGGCAGCCACGATCATTTCGCCAGTAACCTTCAGCACGCTGTGCTGAGCCGAGCTGCCGGGCGCGGCGATAAACTTCCCATCTTCAAACGCCGTAGCCAATTCGGTCGCTACCCGCTGACACTGCTTCAAGTGGCCGACGAACAGTTCACGCGTTCCATCCCCCGCACGCACGCAGTATGGCCAGAAACCCTTCCCAGTTTTTTCTACGCGGTACCGCTCAAGCCCGAACACCTCCGGCACAACATCCGCCCTTGCGCGCAGTGCTGCGACTTCCTGCCTTAGCGCCTGGGCCTCGGCGGCTAGGGCGTCGTAGTCTGCATATCTGACGTACTCCCCGTGCTCATCCTCAGTAACCCCCCAGGTGTATTCGTTGAACCGCTCCACCTCACTCATGATCTACCTCCTTGCCGGGCGCGGTCCAGGCGCTCGATCTCGGCCAGGATCAAGGCGCCGGCACGCACGTAGTTGGAACGCGCGTCTCTCGGCTTCCACCACTTCGTCACGAACGGCCAGATGGCGGGCGCTTCGTCATTGGCTCCGTTGAGGATGTATGCCGCTGCGGCGCGCGGAAGTTCGGCGGCGCAATAGAGGTCGTCGTGCTCCGGCGTCCAGCCCTCGGCGGTGATCTGCCGGCGGCGCTCTGCCTGCACGTCGATCCATGCCTGCGGCACCGAGTTGCCGGGCACGTCGGCGAGTATGGAAAGCAGTTGGCGCTCAGCCGTAATTCGGGTGTCGTGGTCCTTGTCGCTCATCATGTTGAGAAGCGGCTCAATCGGAACCAGCTTCCAGCCCTCCGGCACGCTGTGCTGAGCCGAGTTGCCGGGCGCGGCGGCGAGCAGTTTTCGCGCAATTGCTTGAGCATGCTGTTCGCGCACGATACAGTAGCCATGCTCGTCGCCTTGTTCCGAGTGCTCAGCATTATCGGCAAAAATCTGCAAGATCATGTCGTCATCCGGCACGCTGTGCTGAGCCTTGGCGACCGCTAGCGCCTCGTTGAGCCGGAACCCTTCGTGCACCCAGTCCGTCAACTTCCCTTCCAGCTCCGCGACCCTGGCCAGGGCGACTTCCAGCCGCTTAGCGTTTTCGTCGCGCTCGTACATCACTTTCATGCACTTTTCGAAGCTGCCAACAGGGTCACCTTTGGACTCACTCAGGCGCTCGACTTCGACCAGGGCGGCGTCGCGCTCTTTACGCATTTCATCCCAGTCCGCGAGGCGCTGCTCTGCCTGCTCTGCCCACGAATCGCGATCCGCCCGCAGCTCCCCGACGATGCGGTCGTGCTGTTCGAATAGGTCAGCGGCTTTCTCGGCGTACTCGACGATGGAAACGTCGCACCCTGTATCGCGGCCTTCGGCATCCTCGAAGCGCAGATCAACGTTGTCGCCGTCGATGTCTTCAGCGTCCATAGCGCCGATGTTGCGCAGGACGAACGCGACTTCTGCTACCTCCGGCCGCTCCTCTTCCCCTACCAGGTCGGTCCCCCACTTCGCTACAGGCACTTCGAACCGGTCGTTGGCTACATCAATGGCGGCACGCAGGGTTGGGGCCGGAGAGGGTTGAGTCTGCGCTGGGGAGGGTTGCGCCAGGGCGGCGCGGGCCATCCACCCCTTCTTGTTTTCCCGTATGGAGTGGTGGTTTTCGTTCAGATCATACTTGTCTTCAATTCCATACTCCTTGCAGGCCCAGGCTAGGAACTTCTCCAGCTCATCCCCGCCTGCCTGCTCTACCGGTGCCTTGTTCAGTTCCTTGCTCACAATCCCTTCTCCTGCCGCTCAATAGCAGCGATGAATTCGACAATCTCTGTGCTGAGGTCCATGGCGCCAATGCTGTTGTGGACCCCGACGTAGCGGTTTGCGCGCTTCAGAAGGAGCACCGCTGTGCGCAGGCCGGAGTCACGCTTGGTCTTCGCCTTGACTTCCATCATCCACCTCCGGGTAGACCTGAACGCCCTCGGCGCCCTGGGCCTGGTTGATCGCTATCTGCCTCACCGCTCTCGCGAATAGCAGAATGTCGTCTGGGGTCATGAGCTGGCTTTCTTCGGGCCAGCCGGTGACCGTCACACCGCCAGGGCGGTGATGCGCTGTTAGCTGGTGCATGGGGTTATTCCTGTTCGGTCAGGGATGGCAGACTTCGACGACGCGGTGATAGTCGCCACGGAAGGGCATGGCCTTGTAGCCCTGGTTCATGGGGTAGATTCCCCAGGACTGGCGAGAGCAGGCCGCCATCATCGCCGCGTACTTGATGACCTCGATGACGTCTTTCTTGATGTACATGACATGGCCCTCATGCACCCATCGCCGACTTGATCTGTGCCGAGTGACTGCGGCTGACGGGAATCCAGTTCTCGGTTCCGAGCAGCAGCACTTCGCCGGCCTGGGTGTCGTCGGGCCGGCGCTTGAACATGCTGATCAGCGACCGGCGAACCAGGGCCTTACGGTGGGTGCGGATGAACTCGTCGGAGAACTCTGTTTCCAGTTCCCTGATCGTGTCGCGCAGCAGCAGGAACCCATCCGCGTAGTACGCGATGACGTACTTATCCTCGGCGACGAAGTGGGTGATCTGCTCAACTGGGATTTCCTTGGAATGTTTGCCGCATGTGGCTTTGAGTACGGTTCTCATGCTGCCACCCCCAGCACCTTCTCCATGCGCTCCTCGAGCAGTTCGTAGAAGGTCTTTACTCGCTCGGACAGCTTGCGTATGTAGGCCTCATCACGGTGGACGCGCACCATGCAAAGTGGCATGCCTGGCCAGTAGCCGAGGAAGTCGATCCACTCGCGCTCCGAAACCCAAAGGCCTCCATAGCACTGAGCCGCGTGCTCGGAAGGCAGCTCGCCTGCGATGATCACGCTCACCAGCTTTTCCGGTACCTTGGTTTTCACCTCTATCAGGCCGTTGTCGCCGACCAGCCCATCCGGCGAATAGCCGATCCCGTGGTTCAGAATGATCCCGGCCTGCTGGATCTGATCTGGCTCGGCATCTGTGCGCAGGCAGTACAAGTCGCGCACAACCGGCTCAAGCTTGTGACCCCTGGCGCTGCTACCGTTACCACGCCATGGCTCGGCCTCTGCTCCGGTGATCCGCTCACCAATTAGACGGTCCATGTAAGTGAAGGCGCCAACGCCGAACCCTGCCTGGCCTTTGCCGTTAACCATCAACACGTCCAGTTCGGAGCAGGTTGCGATTCCAAGACGCGCGTCAAGCCACTCCTGGGAGCCCTGCTCCAGGTCCTTGAAGATCTGCATGATTCACTCCTGGGAGCGCTTGGCGCGCTCGCGAGCCTTGGTAAGCCGTGCCAGTGCCGCATCGAAGTCGGCGGATGGGACACCCTCAGCAGAGCCGTACATAGCATCGAAGGCTTCTTGCGTGTCCTGAAGGCATTGGGAGAGAAGGGTTTTCAGTTGCTGCGCCTGAGCTTGGGTAATGAGCTTCTTTGGCGGCACAGCCGCGTTGCCGTCGTCGTCCTCGCCGCGAGTGGTGATGTTCAGCAGTGCGGACAGCACGTAACGCTTGCCGTAGCTGACCGATGATCCAAGAGACTGAACGGCGTTCTTGCTGCCACTTGTGTCTAGCGGAACGAGCATCGTCGTCTGCTCTCGGTGTCCGGCGCAGTGCATCAGAATTCCAGTAACCGAAACGCCAGTCTGAACAGACTCGACGCGGAAGCTCACTGCGAAACCGAACCGCTGCATGATCGGCTTCACGATGTCGTTGATGTCTTCGAAGGTCGCGTAGTTGCTGCGCTTTTGGCCGTTGACGGTGATAGCGCCACGCTCGGCAATGCTCGGCAATTCGCTTTGCATGGCGGCCATGGATGCGTTGAACTCAGCCTCGGCGCTGCGAGACTGCATCCGTTCGTGCATGGCCATAAGCCGCTCCATCTTCTCGATGTCGCACGCAGGGTCAGCAGCGGCACGCTGGATCACTTGAAGGATCGTTGCCGACTCACCAGCTTGGATTACGGCAGCACCTTCCTGCCGCTGTGCAATGGAGTTGCTCATGATGGGCCTCAGTAGTTGATCGAGATATGAGGAACCTTGCGCTGAGCGATCAGTGTGATCGCCTGCTTGGCGCATTCCTCGGGCATGCCGCCGGCGATCAGGGCTGCCAGGGCTTCGTTGTTGATGGCTTTCTTGTGGGCCTTGTCGGCTTCTCGGGCTGCTGCCTCGCGCTCGATCCTGACCTGCTCGTCTGCCTGCCGTTGGCGCTCTGCGGCAGCGGCTTCTTCGGCGCGCCGATGTGCATCACGCTCAGCCTGCTCGGCGCGTTGCTGTGCTTCCAACTTCTCACGTTCCGCCTTCTCGGCAGCGAGTCGCAGTTCCAGTTCCCGGCGCTCGGCGGCAGCCTTTGCCTCGGTTTCGCGGCGAGCGGCGGCTTCGCGTTCTTCCTGGGCGCGTCGTTCCGCTGCCAGGCGCTCGGCCTCGGCTGCTTCGCGGGCAATGCGCTCCTCGCGCTCTTTCTGCTCGCGAGCAGCAGCTTCGGCGCGCAGTCGCTCCAGTTCGGCCTTCTCGGCTTCATACTTCTCGCGTGCAACGAGGGCTTCGCGCAGCGCGGCCAGGGCCTTGTTCTTGGTACGGGCGGCCTCGGTTTCGAACTCTTCCCAGTCCTCGCCAATCAAGAGGTCTTCCAGCCACTCAATGTTGGCTTTCAACTCGGTCGAATCTAGGTCGCGGCATTCCAGGCGCAGGTTGATCTGATCGATGCCGGCCTGGTGTTTGGCCTTGCGCATTTCCTCGCGCTGCTCCCAATCCGTTAGGGGCTGGCGTACCTCTGCCTGCCAAGAGTCCAGCAGGTCACGCATGCGCTTACGCTCGGCGTCGACCTTCTTCGGCACTTCCTTCAGCTCAGCGACCAGTTCCTTGCCCACGTTGTCCAGCGCCGTCTTGGAGCGGGCTACCTTGTAGGCGATGGAGGCGATGGCCTCTCTGCCCTTGCGGGTAGTGACGTCTGGCACGAAGCCGTCGATCTCTTCGCGAATCTTGGCCAGGAACGGGTCAAGGCCATTGGCGGCCGAGTAGACTTGGAGTGCGGTTTCTTTGGCCGGCACTTCGACCAATTGGGTTTCTGCAAACATGAGCAATACCTCGCCGCGACAGGCGCGGCATGGTGAAGAGAAGGTTGTTACCGCTCTGCCGATCGAAGACCGGCGGGTTGTTCGGCGGTGATCAGGCCGCCCCAGGCAGGGGCGAAGATGAGCAGGATGTAGAAGGCGGTCATGGCCAGGGCGCCGAGGAGGGTGGCTTTACGCTTCGCGTTCATCGAGCGCCCTCCTGGCGAGCATGTCGCGCTTGCTGCGTTCGAACGCAGGACTCCAGAAGCGGAAGCCATCCAGCCAGTGGATTTCGCGCCCCTGACGACGGAGTCGGCGGGCACGCTGGGCACCCACCGCGCGCAAGCCATAGGTGTTGCTGAAGAACCTGGTGCGCAACGCCTCGAGACTCTCGGCAGGGTCGTACTTCCGATAGTTCCTGCTGGGACGGTTGCTTGCCAGCCACTCTTCCAGCTTTGCCTTGGATATCCGGCCGCCGGAGAAGACGTAGCAGTGATGCAGCTTCTCGATTGTGCTGATACCGACTTGTACGGTTGGCTCCGGCGGGTTGGGGTGCGCTGCATCCCAGACCTGCCCATGGCATTCAAGGGTGCCTCCGTCATCCAGCCGAATCGTGAACTTGCGCCCCGCGAAGGCATCGGTGGAGCCGGGGACCTCCTTGAGGAAGTCGTAGAACCCGCTGTCGTTGGCGATCAGGTGGCGGCCACGCCCGCCCCAGCCCGAAAGCTTTTCGAACTCTCCGCAGGAGTAGACGAACTCGGGCATGCGGTCGATGACCACGAAAATATGGGTCATGTACGCCGATTTGTGCTCAATGACGTCGATGATCTGGATTGGCTCAGCCACGACGCACCCCCAGGCACTTCCGGCCGCGCTTGATGGTCAGCGCCATGCGACGCGGCAGGTTCACCACCAGGGTCTCGCGCGGCAGACCGAGCACTGCGGCGATGTCGGCTCCGGCCGGCATCACCAGGTCGTCGAGCTGGTCGTCGATGATTGAGCGAACGGGGCGGGTGGTCATAGGTCGATGCTCCTCAGTTCCTGCTGTCTCGCATCCGCTGCGGCGTCGAGCCGGCGGCGCATGTCGTCGTATTGCCGGGTGCCGATGGCGTCGAGGGTGTAGGCCATCTCGATCTGGCCGCGCCATACCAACTGGTCGTGGCGCGGGATCACCGACCGACGCATAGCGACGATCGCTTCCTCGATCACGCCCTCGGCGCGCTCATTCGCCCAGGCCATCTTCGTCCTCCTGCTCTTCGTCCTCGTGCTCTGGTTCCGGGTCCGGCTGGTCCCAGAGCGGGTCTCTGGCGAAGTCCCAGGCGTGCTGGGCGTTGCTGAAAGCCGCGCGGTTGCGGCGCTCGCGGTATGTCCACATCGGGATGCTCTCCGTGGTTCACCTGCATTCGGCAGCACCCAGGCACACGGCAGTCGTGCCCGGTGGGGCGCCGTGGTGGGTGCTCTCGAATGGAGGTTGAAAAAAGCCCGGCCGGAGCCGGGCGAAGAGGGGGCTGATGCTTACGCATCGAAGAGTGATCTGCGCTGCCGGCTCTACTTGAACTACCTCCAGCCTCTGGCTGGCGCGCTAAGCATCGACACGGCTACTACTACAGCGGCGTGCACACCGCTTATGCCTCGATCGTGTCTACGCAACCCTTCACGCCCTCGCGATGGGCCGTTTACGGGTTCACAGATGCGCCACAGCAGCGCAGATCACTCTTCGATAGGCCCTGGCTGTGCCAGGAAAGAGAAGGGCGCCGCCAAGCGCCCTGACTCCACTTACATGCACCGCCCTATGTGAAAGCGGTTGGGTACAGGCTCGACCGCATGTTGGCGATCTGCCCTTGGGGCTGGGCTACATGTCGAGATCCTCCGTTGTGCGCGCCGTTGGACCGGCGGGCGCTCGCCGTGGGCTTTACGCCCGCCTATGCTTTCGCGAGGGCCTCTTCGGCGCTCGCGACCAGTTCAATCAATCGCTCGATGTGGGATGCCCTGGTGGTGAGGGTGATCGCTTCCGGCCCTTCAGCCAGTCCAGCGCGAAGGGCCGTCGGGAACGCCTTGACTATCTCCCGATTGAGCTTCAGCAACTCTTCGAGAATGGAGCGCGGCACGACTGGCTCAGCTACCGCCTTGGGGGTTACTTTGGTTCCGCCCGCTGCAATGACCTTCGCGAGCTTCTGGCCCAGCACCTGGCCGGCCTTCTCGCCGTGCTTCCTGACGACCTTCGCCGCGGTCGTCGCTGCGACTGCGCCGGAGCTGATCAACTGCTGCACATCGGTATTCGCGTTGCCTACGACCAGTACCTGGTCGACGTGCTGCCGGGTCTTCCCCATCTTCTGGGCGATCTGTTCGACGGTCCATCCGAACGCAATGAGCCGCTTGTAGCCGTGTGCGAGCTCCAGAGGGGACAGCTTGCGCCCCTCTTGGGAAGTGATCACGCGGAGCACGCGCTCAGCGTCGTTGCCGGCGAATGCAACGATTGGCACCCAGAACTCTCCGCTGGGGTCACGTGGCAACCGGCCCTCAGCGTCGAGCTTGAGGTAGGCGCGCCGGCGGCGGTGCCCGTCGACAACCCACATGCCGCCGTCTTCGCGGGGGCGCACTTCGAGGGCAGGAACGATGCCGCCCTGGTGCAGGTAGTCGGCCAGATCCGCGATACTCTGTTCGAGGTCTTCGCCCTCGGCGCGCAGGTTGAAACCGGGTTCTTCGTGAAGGTCTTCCAGGCGAGCTTTCATCGCATCTGCGCGTTTCAGGTCGCCGTCTTTGATCATCTGCTTGAACGATTTAGCCGCCATGAGGCCTCCGTCTGTTGTGATTGCGTGATGCTGTATGGGGGAGTGGTCTGGCCGGTGCTGCATCTCCGGCTCAGGGTGACCGCCTGCCTGACAGTTCAATGTCTGGCTCAAACACCCGGCTTGTTTGAAACGCGTCCGCGCATCAGCCTGCGCATTCAGACCACTCTCCGATACAGCCTGGGGTGGGGGCCAGGTGGATCGGGCCTGCGTTGGGGAACCCGGCAGGCGCGGGCGGTGACTACTTGTCGTATTTCTCGCCGCAAAATGGGCAGTAGGAGGCGCGAAGGAAGCTCTTCTGCTTCACGTTCTTCATGCCTCCCGACTTCTTTGGTGCCTGGAACTGGATCTCCACCGGGCATGCGGCACGATGGCTTACGCCTTCGCTCCCACCTAGTCCGAACACGTATCCTTGAAGCTCAACGGTTAGGCCGGTAGCGCCAGTGGGAAGCTGCTGCTGTACGTGTTCCCTCAGGCGCTGTTCCGACTCGCTGTGACAGTTGCACATGCCTTCCTCTCTTCCCGTATCAGGGCAAATGGATTGCATCCCGCTGCTAGCCAAGGCTTGCAGGGACGACTTTCATCGCTTCAGCGACAATCGAGTGAACTCCTTGTGAGTCAACCGTGGCGAACCCCTTTTCGGCGTGGTCCCACTGCTCATCCTCGTCTCCGGGGAAGTTGCTGCACGCCACTGAACAGACGCCAAGCCCGTCGGGCTTGAAGTAGAGGCGCACCTCCGGGCCGTCATCCCCGCGATCAAGCATCACGAGCACCTGGCCCAGGTCTTCGAACTCAAACAGCTTCGCGAACTGCTTCATTGGTATTCCTCGGTTTGGTTTCCCAGATGCCCCTCGGAGGAAGGGCATCGAGGAAATCGGTATTGCTCCCGCGTTCGCCTACTGGGCTTCTACAACCCGCGGGTGTTGCTGTCCTCACCACTGCCGATAGCAGCTCGGACTCGATGTGTTTGGCCTTGGGCTTCCCTCGCTGCGCCTTCAATCGGCTTACGGAGCAGGTCATGGGGACTAGGGGTGATCTCGAGGGTTCGCTGCAGCCCGGCGGCCTGGTGAAGTGGGCAGCTGATCGCGAGGCGCCGACCCGTGTCGTCGGCTGGGCTTAGTGCTTCATGGGATGGTTCCTCCTCTGGTGATGGGGTGGAGAACTCTCCGGTATGGAGCAGGTCGATCCCTCTTCGGGGCCTGGAACCGACTTCCCTCGGTCCGTGGTATCCGGCGAGCCTCCGGCTTGTTGCCGCGTTGTTCTGCGGCGTTGAGGTGAAATTTAGAAAACTAAACGATTAAGGTCAAGGGATTTTTTTAGAAATCTAAACTTTTGGGTTGGGCGGGCACAAAAAAAGCCCGCGCTAGGCGGGCTCTGTCCCTCTGGTTAGGGGTGTTACCGTGTGAGCATCTCGCGAAGCTTCACACCATCAGCGATGCTCACGACCTTGGCCACTACGCCTCCTTGGGGGAGGAGTCCGTACTTCGATGGCGCTTGCCAAGTGACGGTTGAACTGAGGAAGTAGTCGCCTGGCGGGATGTCCGTGAATGTGAAGTTTCCGTTCCCATCCGCCACCGTAGTGATGGACCCCTGTCCTGATCGAGGATCTGGCGCCTCAAGCGCTTGTCCTCCTATATAGTTCACTTCGTACCACTGTTTCGAATAGGACGTAACGGGGACTAGGTAAACTGTGCTCCCTGCACCGAATTTCACATCTCCACCAACGGTCTTCATAAAGACCTGGCCAGTCAATGTGCCAGTCCCTTTTGTCGGAAGAGCGGCAAATTCAGCAGCAGGGAATGGAATTCTCGGGACCGGCGTTTGTTGAGATACGGCACAACCTGACAGCATGATAATTATTGCTGCTATGGCGATTAAACGCATGAAACCTCCTTGATTATCAAAAAGCCCGAGTGCCGGTCGGCACCTGACTACATCGCGCCGCCACGCCAAACGATACGACCGATAATGTCTACGCCGCGCATACCATCATCAGTGACAGGCTGGTCTGGGTATCGATTTTTGTCCTGGTTATCCGACCGAATTAGCCATCCTCCCGATATCTCACGGATAAGGCGCTTGAAGATCACCTCTTGGTCGGCATCATACAGGGCGAACATTTTCCCATTCGTCGGCTCCTTGCAGGAAACATCTATCAGGACGACCTCTCCGTCGGAGAGGGTTGGCCAGTTGCTATCTCCCTGGTTGTAGGCTGCGCGAAGATTTTCAGCCCTTAGCCCCATCCGTCGAAGCCAGTCGCGCTTAAATGCCAACCCGCCCTTGACCTCAACATGATCGTTTAGGTAGCCATTTCCTGACGAACCCTTAGCAGTGAGCTGGGGAATAAGCGCGTAGTCGGCCTCTGAAGGAGACCCTTCATGTGAGGGCAGATCCTTTTCTCCCTTCCCAGTTTCCAGCCATGAGGCGCTGCATTGAAGCACCTTGGCCAAGGCAATCAGGTTCTTCCCTCTGGCCTTGTTGGTGCCATTGGTCCAGTGGGAGAGGGTCCCCTTGGAGACCTTGATCTCTCTGGAGATGTCCGAGGCGCTGATGCCTAAGGCATCCATGCGCTGATTGAGTCTGTCTGAAAAGTCCATGTTTAGGATTCTAAATCCTTGTTGGTTTAGATAACTTGCACACGGCTGTTTATTTTTCTAAACTCCAGCAAAACCATGGAGGCAGCCGTATGAATTACGAACAGGCGCTCACCCACTTCGGAACAGGGCGAGCGATTGCAAAGGCCCTAGGCGTAAGCCCTGGGCGAATTTCTCAGTGCAAATCGGAAGGTGGGTTTTCCTATCAGCATCAGTGCGTCCTGGAGAAGGCATCCTCTGGCGCGCTTCAGGCCCGTGAAGAAGACGAGCCTCAGCGGATGGCGTCTTGACCATGACAGCCAGCCAATTAAACGCCGAGCGTGATGCAAGGGCACGGGAGTTCGAATCCCTGATCCTCAACCGACTTTTGTCGGTGGGTCAGAAGACCGTCGCTGACGCAATCGGCGTGAGCGAATCGACTGTGAGCCGCTGGAAAGAGGGCGAGATAGAGCGGTGGTGCAAGGTGCTTGCGCTGCTGGAGCTACAGGTCGTCCCGATGTCGGCTCAGTGCCATCCATCCGAGTACATCCAGGCGCTCAAGACACTGGCCGAGCTTGGCCTTCAGGCCGAGAAGAAGCGGCCTGGTCCGTTGGGGTGGGATTGATGCGAAAACACATCACGAATACCGATTACGCCGCAATGGCTAACGCTGCTGAAGAGCTGGCGGGTATGGGGTCGAGTGAGTGGAGGCGCAGATACAACAAAGCCCTGAGCGACTACTACAGGGCTTTGTCGGTGCGTGGATCGGTGGCAGCCGAATCACGCGTGGGAAATAGCAAACGGACGGACCGAGTATGAGCAATATCGTTTCATTACGCAACACCGGGGGGTTTACCCGGATGGACAACAGCTTGATGGAATCGCTGGCCAAGGTGGATTTGCCTGCCCGCGAGTTCCGAGTGCTTTTCGCGATATGCCGCCAGACGATTGGATATCAAGTTGAGGCAAAGCGCCTCACCGCCGACGAGATTGGCGCGCTGACCAACATGCGCCGCGACGTGGTGTCAAAGGCGATCAGCCATCTGCTGGAGAGGAGAATCCTGTTCCGCATCGGGGGAAGCCGCGGTGAGCTAGGCGTTTCTCCCGCCAGCGAATGGGTATTCCACGAGCAGAAGAAAGAACGTCTCAGTGAGACCAAATCATCTCACTCGGACAATGTTATCTCACTCGGCGATAAGGTGAGTGAGACCAAAACTGCTCACTCCCTTCTCTATACAAAGAAAGAAGATCTACCCCCTGAAACTGTTCCTTCGGAACAGATTTCCGCCCCCCAGGGGGCTGATCACGCTCCGGTCAAGAAATCCAACGGGGTTTCGTTCGATGGCGAGGACTTCCAAGTCGAGCCAGCCCTGATTACCAAATGGGCCAACGCGTACTCCCCGGTTGACGTCGAGGCAGAGATCGCACGGGCTGCTGTGTGGGCTGCTGCAAATCCCCGGAAGGCCAAGAAGAACTGGCGCATGTTCCTGGTCAAATGGCTGGCAAAGAGCGCCACCAACTCCGTGAGCGAGACTGGCGTTCCGGTCGACAAGATCATTGACCTGTACCACCGCGTTTGCCCGAACCTGCCGGCTGTCGCGGTTGTCGGCGACAAGGTTCTCCGCGCCCTGATCGTTGAGCGCTGGAACGAGAGCGAATCCCACCAGGCTAGCCCGTTCTGGAAGACCATCTTCGAGCGCGCGAATCGCACCAGCCAAATTTGGTATCGCGGCGCCAACGTGGTTCCGCGTCTCGAGGTGATCTGCTCGCGTGCCGTGTTCCGTCAGTTGGAGGAGCAAGCATGATCGAACTTCACAGCCTGGAGGCGGAACACGGCGTGCTGGGCGCCATGCTCAAACAGCCGCACCTGATTAGCGTTCTGTCCGAAGAGCTTTCCCCCGACGCGTTCGCATACAGCGTCAACGCAGACCTGTATCGGCTGATTCTTGATCTGGAGTCTGCCGGCACGCCGATTGACATCATCACTCTGGCAGAGGCCAAAGAGTTCCTTTGCGACGAAACCCGGACGATGGCTTACGTCGGGGAAATTCTGAGCAACATCGTCAGCGTGGCGAATGCCAAGGAGTACGCACGGATTGTTCGTGAGCGAGCCATCTCACGCCAGATAGCTGATGTAGCCAGTGGGGTAGAGGAGGTTGCTCATCAGAATTGTTCAATCGAAGACAAGATCGCCCAGGCTCAGGCCCTTGTGCTTGGCCTGGATGCCGGCGGCACCAACGGTGAGTGCCAAATGGTTGGGGACATCCTGCGCGACCATGTGGAGGTGCTTCAGGAGCGCCATGACCGAGCGCAGAAAGGCGACATGTTGGATGGTTTGAGCACCGGAATTCCAGACCTCGACCAGTACACGCAAGGCCTGAAGTCTGGACAGATGATTGTCATCGCTGGTCGCCCTGCAATGGGCAAAACCACCCTGGCGATGAACATCGCAGCAGACGTGGCCATCAAGCAGCACAGGCCGGTCCTGGTAATCAGTCTCGAGATGACCAAGAGCCAGCTAATGGATCGCCTGATCGCTGCTGTCGGAGGTATCTCTCTCCAGAACCTGAAAGATGGTTCCTGCACCCACAAGGATTACACCGAGCTCAACGCGGCAGTTCTCAAGCTTCGTGACGCAAAAATCGCCGTGAGCGACGTGCCGGTCATGACCATGCCGCGCATCCGCTCCATTGCCCGCCGGCAGAAGCACCGCATGGGTGACTTGGGCCTGATCGTCATCGACTACCTAGGTCTCGTAGAAGGGGATGGTAAGGGGCGCGTAGATGATGTCACCACCATGTCGCGCCAGATGAAGCTGTTGGCCAGGGAGATCGGATGCCCGGTGCTCCCGCTCTGCCAGCTCAACCGCGGATGTGAGTCTCGCCCGGATAAGCGCCCGGTGCTCAGCGACCTACGCGAGTCCGGCGCCATCGAGCAAGACGCGGACATCGTGATGTTCGTGTACCGCGATGAAGTCTATTTCCCGAACAGCGATAAGAAAGGCATCGGCGAAATCCTGATCCGGAAGAATCGGGACGGAGAGATCGGCAGCGTATTCACCTCCTTCCAGGGAAGCAAATCCCGATTCGTTCCTCTTGCAAGCCACTACCGCGAGCAGCCTGAGCAGAAGGAGGACTGGTGATGAAGCGCTCCTGGACCGTAGTCGTAGGCGCCAAGCGATTCACGATGATTCTGATGGAGGACTGCGACCCGCTCGCTGTCGTGAAGAGCATCTGGCCCGAAGGGGGGATCGAGCAGTGACGCCCGCAAAACAGGAGTCCCTCATGCAGGGACAGACCGGCATCGCGAAGAAGGTCTATGAGTGCGTACCGATCTCTGAGCCCTGGCGTTCGTTCCAGGTGCTCACCGCGCTCCGCAACATGACCGGAAGCACGCCGGACGTTCGGATTGTCCAGGGCTGTCTGCGCGATCTGGTCGATTCCGGACTGATCCGCCGCACTGGTACTGACCACTACCAACGAATCCAAGTCGAGAAAAAGACCAAGCCTCAGGAGCCGAAGATGGGCGAGCCCGCGAAGAAGATCGAAACCCAGTCCGAGCAGAAGCGCTTTGCCTCCCCGCTGGAGATGCTGGGCGAACTGGCAAATGAGCTCGCCGGCATGGCCGAGCACATGAAGCGCCTGTCTGATCGCATCGAGGACGTCGCTCTGGCAGTCGAGCAGGAACGCGAATCGAACGCTAAGTCGATGGAAAGCTATCGCCAGCTCAAGGCACTGCTGAAGAGCCTGCAAGGGGAGGGCGAGTGACATGGATATCGTAGACATCGCCAACGACTACGCCGAGCGTGAACTCGCTGAACGGCTTAATGCCCGAGTCCAGTACATCCATTACTTGGGGGAGGGCCTGGCCGACTGCGAGGACTGCGGAGAAGAGATTCCGGTAGCGCGGCGGGCACTCGTTCCTGGGGTTAGGAAGTGCCGGGACTGCGCGGAACTGGCTGAGCGGAGGGCTGTGTGATGGATGTTAAAACGCACTATTGCTCGTTCTGCGGAGAGTCCGAGCACGACCTAAAGGCGCTCATCAAAGGCCCGTCGGCGCTTATCTGTGATGCATGTGTTGCTCTGTGTGTGGAACTGCTCGAGGACAAGGGCCATTGGCCGCCAGTTCCTTGTGGTTCTGGAGTTTCCGAATCCAATCCGGAGGAGGTCGAGTGATGCGGAACTATCGCAAGCCAGAAATGTACTCGGACGCCGATTGGGAAATGGTCCAGGGCTACATGGCCGGCAAGGATGGCCTGCGCGCCGAACGGTCCACGGCAGCCTACATGCATGGTTATCGAAATGGGGTTTCGGACAGGACTGGTGTTCCTCACGAACGCGCCGAGGTTCTTCGTCGCCGTGCGGAGATGATCCCCGGTATCACTACCGGGCGGAGGTCGGCAAATGGCTAACCCCAGATTCCAGCTCCGCAACGAGACCGACCGTCAGCGCGCTATAGCGATCCTTCAGCGAGTTGACCTGACTGAGGGCAAGACCTGGAGCCTCCACGACGAAGCCCGCAGTGACGCCCAGAACAGGCGTATGTGGGCCATGTTGCGCGACATCAGCCAACAGGTCGAGTGGTATGGCCGGAAGCTGGACGATGAAAGCTGGAAGCACATCTTCAGCGCGGCGGTACAGCAACAGGACGCAGTGCCCGGCATCAACGGCGGCTTCGTGGTCCTCGGCGTCTCGACCCGTAAGCAGTCCAAGAAATGGTTCAACGAAATGTTCCTGGTGATGGAGTCCTTCGCTGCTGAGCGCGGAGTGAAGTTCACCACTCGTGATTATTGGGAGGCCGCATGAGCAAGTTCAAGGCGGGCGATCTCGCTCTTAATCTGCAAGACATCCCCAGCTGCATCAGTGCGGGAGTGGTAGTCGAGTTGATGTCTCGACTTGCCCCTGGTGATCTGTTTGCCGAAGACGGCCAGACCTTTCGGGTGATTCGGCCAGCTTGGTGGGTGCTCCATGAAGGAGACCGGCTCTACATACCTGAACGGTATCTCATGCCCCTGCGCGGCGACTTCCAGCCCGAGCAGCAGAAGGCGAAGGAGGTGGAGGCATGAGCAAGTTCACCATCTTCATTCTCGGTATGACCTTTTTGTCGCTCATCACTGGTCAGATTGCATCGGCTCTTTGGTTCGCCTCGGCTGCGCTGATTTGGGAGTTCGTATGAGCCTCTCCACCCGCCAGCTCAAGCCCAAGATCTGCCAGAACACCGAGTGCGGCACCAAGTTCATCCCGCAGCGCCTGGGGCAGCGCGTGTGCTCCCCAGCCTGCGCCCTGGCCACCAAGGACAAGCACCAGGCTCCGGCCAGGAAGGCCATCGCCGACCGCAACCGCCGGGAGATCAAGGCGCGGAAGGAGAAGTTGAAGAGTCGGTCGGATCACCTGCGCGAGGCTCAGGCGGTAATCAATCGCTACGTCCGGCTCCGTGATGATCATCTCGGTTGCGTTAGTTGCGACAAGCCCGCCACGTGGGGCGGCCAGTGGCATTGCTCGCATTTCCGTAGTGTTGGGGCAGCACCTCAGCTCCGCTTCAACCTTTGGAATATGAATAAGTCCTGCAGTGCCTGTAACAACCACCTGAGCGGGAATTTGATGGCCTACCGGCCGCGCCTGATTGAGAAGATTGGCCAGGCCAAGGTTGATCGACTGGAAAGTGACAACTCTGTTGCCCGTCATGACATCCCCTACCTGAAGCGCCTGAAGGCTGTCTTCTCCAAGAAAATTCGCCGGCTGGAGGCTCGACGCAAATGCAGTGCCGCGTAGATGGATGCGGGCGTGATGCCCAATACAAGACAGCCCAGCTCTGCCAGATGCACTACTTCCGGATGCGGAGAAATGGCTCGGTAGCCAAGAAGCTGAGCAGCCGCCAGCAGCGAATCATTACGCCAAATGGCTACGTGCGGATATTCGAACCAGGCCATGCCCTCGCTGACAAGGGAGGGTATGTCTTCGAGCATCGACAAGTGATGTGGGCGATCGTAGGGTCTGACTGCCGGCCGTGCGAGCTGTGCGGGAAGGCTGAGACCTGGGCAACCTGCCATGTCGATCACAAGGACGATGATCGCCAGAACAATGCCGAGGGAAACCTCCGAATTCTCTGCCGTGGCTGCAACGTGAAGCGCGGATTTCGACCGGAGTCGTACGAGTCGCGCAGCCAGGTCGGACTAATCGAGTTCGAGGGAAGGCGCGATACAGCAACCAACTGGGCTAGAGATCCGCGCGTGAAGGTAAGCGGACACACCATCCTTCGCAGGAAGGCCGCCGGCATGTCCGACTTCGACGCGCTCTTTGCCCCGAAATTGACGCACAACGGGAAGGCCAAGTTCAGGGCCTGGGTGCGCGAACTGAAGAGGGCAACGGCATGAATCTAAACAGCGCGCGCATTGCCTGGCACGATGCGTTCTATACCCCTTGGAACAGCGGCATGGCTGAGGCGGCGGAGCGAGCTGCTCTTGGAATTGTCGAGGCTGGCGGTTATGTCCGGCGCCGTATCACCGAAATCGACGATGATGGGGAAGCCGTCTCCTACAGCCAGCACACCTTCGTGCCAGGAATCCACCAGACCAGGACTGAGCGCGACATTAGCACTCCTCGGGCTGTTCACCAGGCGCTCGCCGGCGTGATTCAAAAGGCGATCGATACCCTCCCGGCGCACCTGAAGGTGTTCGGCAATCACATGTACAGCCCGATGGCCGGCGAAGACGACAAAGAGACAGCGGAAGAGATCGTGTTCAGGGTCGCGTACGAAACTGGCCCAAGGATGTACACGAAGAAATTCGAGAAGGCGCGCTATGTCGCTGCGGGAGTCTTGTTCCGGTACCGTCGCATGCACCAGGGCGGCCAGAGCGAAGGCGTTGATCCCTGCCCAAGCCCTGAGTCGTTCCGCGCCTGGCTTGACCGTATGCATGGCATTGAACTTGACCCAAGAAACTGGGATAGGGAATGGGACGGCTTTATCCAGGCCTGTTTCGATGCCTGCAACGATCTCGACAAGGCCGCGCTTGTGCCTGTCTCTTCGGCGATAAAAATGATGAAAAATGCTGCTTGACGACAAATGTGCGGCTGAGGCAGACTTATCTCCATCGTGACAAATTCGCCTCTGGCGAAAGTCACCACCGAAGCCCTGGCATCTGCCGGGGCTTTTTCGTTTCCGGGGCATGGATGAATCTCGAGCATCGCATAAGACGCTGGCTTCTTCAGGCTGAGCGACGTGGCAAGCCGATCCACGCAATTCTCATCCACCCCGACGATATCCAATCTGCAAGAAAGATCTGCCGGTTCGCGCCAGTAAAGGTGCTCGGCATTGAAGTACGCCGGTATGGCGCAACAGGGAGCGCTGCTGATTTGTAATCAGAGGGTTGCGGGTTCGACTCCTGCTGCCGGCACCACACTACAAGGCCCAGGCAATGACCTGGGCTTTTCTGCATCTGGAGTAAGCAAATGGACCCGATGACGACCGTTGGCGGAGGTCTCTTCGCCAAGTACAGCGTCGCTATTGCCGGGTTCTGGGGGTCTATTCTGTCCCTTGGATTCCTGAGCGGCCTGAACCGCTGGCAAGCCGCGCTCGCTGTAGCAACCGGATTCGGGTGCTCAACCTATTGGACTGCTCCGGTTGCCGCATGGCTTTCGCGTGAGTACGAGATTCCACTCGATGACGCATTTCTGAGTGGTGTCGCATTCACCATTGGTTTGCTGGCGATGAATATCATCCCCGGCCTGAAGGCGGCAGTAACGGCAATCACAGAGCGGTTCCTTCCTACGAGAGGAACCTGATCATGATCATGTCGATTCTGGCGGCGCTGGATGCGCTGCTGTGTGTGCTTGTCGTTGTAGCTGCTCTGGAGTTCCTGCGCACCGTCCAGCTGTCTGGGCAGCCGCTATTGGGTATCTCCTTCTACCTGGTGGCAGGTGGTGCATTCGGAATCCTGTACGGAATCATGAAGGGCGCACCGGTTAATCCATTTTCGGTGATCCTCCATGCTGGGCTCGTACTTTACGCCTGGTCCCGGCGCCGGCAGATATTCGGAAGCGACTGGTCGTGGAACTGAAGCGACCTAACCCTCCAGAGACGATCGGGCAGTTCGCGGAAGGCGAAGATTGGGCGGACGCCTTTGTCCCCGCTCAGGATGTTCTGGCTTGGGCGAAGTCAGTGTTAATCGATCCGAACGGAATCCTGGGCAATGAAGACCACGCCCACCTACAAGACGCTCCTCTCGCTTTCCTATGGGCTGCCTCCAGCTTCACCAAGCAGGGGAGGACGGTACTGGGTCAGTGCGAAGAGGTGACGTTCCGCTGTGGAGCCTGGCAGAAGGGTAGGCAGGAACAGCAGATGATCCGTTGGTTCGGATACCTGCCGAGGTTTCTGATCACCCTGGCTGCTGACTACTGCTCCCAGTGCTCCGACGCGGAGTTCTGCGCATTGGTCGAGCATGAGCTCTACCACATCTGCCAAGAGCACAACCAATATGGCGAGCCCAAGTTCACCGAGGAGGGCTTTCCAAAGCTGAAGCTCCGCGGGCATGACGTCGAGGAGTTCGTCGGCGTGGTGAGGCGGTACGGCCCAAGCAAGGACGTGCAGTATCTCATCGACGCTGCTAGCAGGCCTCCAGAGGTGGCCAAAATTAACATTTCGAGAGCCTGCGGTACGTGCCTGCTGAAGTCGGCATAGCCACGACAGGCCCATGACAGGAAGAAAAACGATGGCAACCCTGAACAGCGACGTGAAGGCGTTCATCGTTCAGGCGCTGGCCTGTTTCGATACGCCATCCCAGGTTGCGGAATCGGTCAAGAAGGAATTCGGCATCGAGGTCAGTCGGCAGCAGATCGAGTCGCACGACCCGAACAAGGTGTGCAGCAAGGGCCTTGCCGCGAAGTGGCGGATCCTCTTCGAGGACACCCGCAAGCGCTTCCGCGAGGAGATCGCCGACATCCCGATCGCCAACCGCGCCTACCGACTGAGGGCATTGGGTCGGATGGCTGAGCGCGCCGAGGGCATGCGAAACATGGCCCTGGCTGCCCAGCTTTACGAGCAGGCCGCCAAGGAGTCGGGTGGCATGTACAGCAACAAGCACCAGCTCGAGCACTCTGGTCCTGGCGGAGGTCCGATCCCGACAATGCCGACCACCATCCAGCTTGTGGCGCCAGGCCATGACCACGGCGAAGATTGAACTTCCGCCAAAGCTGATACCAGTCTTCTCAGGCCCTGCCCGGTACCGCGGCGCCCATGGTGGACGAGGCAGTGCCAAAACGCGCACGTTCGCCAAGATGACGGCAGTAAGGGCGTACATGTACGCGGAGGCTGGAATCAGTGGCGTGATCCTCGGGGCGCGCGAGTACATGAACTCGCTTGAAGAGTCCTCCATGGAGGAAATCAAGCAGGCAATTCGATCCGAGCCATGGCTGGACGCGTACTTTGACATTGGTGAGAAGTACATTCGGACCAAGAATCGCCGAATTTCGTATGTGTTCTGCGGATTGCGCCATAACCTCGACAGCATCAAGTCGAAGGCCAGAATCCTGATCGCCTGGGTTGACGAGGCTGAAAACGTCAGCGAAACGGCGTGGATAAAGCTCCTGCCGACGGTTCGTGAGAACGACTCGGAGGTCTGGATTACCTGGAACCCGGAGCGCGATGGAAGCGCCACCGACACCCGGTTCCGGAAGAACATGCCGGCAGGCGCAAAAATCGTCGAGATGAACTACACGGACAATCCGTGGTTTCCCGATGTGCTCGATCAGGAGCGCCTGAACGACCGGCAGACGCTGGACGACCAGACCTATGCCTGGATCTGGGATGGCGCCTACCGCGAGAACAGCGACGCTCAGATCCTTGCTGGCAAGTACCGGGTGGCCGAGTTCGAGCCTGGTCCCGATTGGGATGGCCCTTACTACGGCATCGACTGGGGGTTCAGCCAGGACCCGACTGTCGGCGTCAAATGCTGGATTTACGACCGCAGGCTTTGGATTGAGCACGAAGCCGGAAAGGTTGGACTTGAGAACGACGATATCGCTGAGTACATGATCAGGCGCTTGCCAGGGATCGAACGACATGCAGTCCGAGCCGACTCGGCCAGGCCGGAGACGATCAGCCACGTCAGGAGTAAAGGGAAAGATGGCAGTCGTGCATGTCTGCCCAGGATCGAAGGTGTCGAGAAATGGAAAGGCAGCGTCGAGGACGGCATTGCCCACCTTCGCAGCTATGTCGAGATCGTGATCCATGAGCGATGCACGAAAACCCTCCGCGAGGCCAGGCTATACAGCTACAAGGTAGACCGGCAGACCGGGGATGTGCTTACCGATATCGTCGACAAGAACAACCACTACTGGGACGCCACACGCTACGCGTTGGGCCCGCTGATCAAGCGCCGCGGCGCGGTCGGTATGCTGCTACCAGGAGCCCGCTGATGGCCATCTTCATCCTCACGGAGCGCGCAACCAGCCGCTCCATGGTGGTCCGTGCTCGCTGCACGTCCTGCGCCCGCACCGTGGCGGTCGAGAACGCTGGCGCTGAAGGGACGATGGTATGGCGCGACCCCAACCTCTCTTCTGTCGAACTGGTCCGCGAGACGGACAAGCCAGGCCTCATCCTGAAATCGGACTGACCATGACTGACAAACTCGACCTCGCGGTCAATCACGCGATGAGCAGTGCTGTCGCGCGTGCGCGAATGAGCCTGCTGAACCAGGGCATCGGCCATGACGCCAAGCGGCCGCAGGCATGGTGCGAGTATGGTTTCCCTCAGGAAATCACGTTCAACGACCTGTACACCATGTACCGGCGGGGCGGTATTGCCCATGGCGCGGTCGAGAAGATCGTCACCACGTGCTGGAAGACAAATCCGCAGGTCATCGAGGGCGACGATCAGGACCGCTCCAAGGACGAAACCGAGTGGGAGAGGAAGAACAAGCCGTTGATCGCAGGCGGCAGGTTCTGGCGGGCTGTCTCCGAAGCCGACCGGCGCCGCTTGGTGGGTCGGTATTCCGGGTTGCTCCTGCACATCAGGGATAGCCAGCCGTGGGATATGCCTGTCACGGGAAAGGTCAATGGCCTGGCGAAGGTCACCCCGGCCTGGGCTGGGTGCCTTAAGCCGAAGTCGTTCGACGAAAAGCTAGATAGCGAGACCTACGGGCAGCCCACCATGTGGGAATACACCGAGGCCTCCCAAGCCGGGCGCCCTGGCCTGGTGCGGGATATCCATCCGGATCGGGTGTTTATCCTCGGCGACTGGACCGGCGATGCAATCGGCTTCCTGGAGCCTGCCTACAACTCCTTCATCAGCCTTGAGAAGGTCGAGGGAGGCAGTGGCGAATCGTTCCTCAAGAACGCCGCACGTCAGCTCCTGCTGAACTTCGACAAGGAGATTCAGCTCGGCGAGATCGCCAGCACCTACGGCGTGACGATCGATGCGCTCAACGAACGCTTCAACGAGGCGGCGCGTCAGTTAAACCGCGGCAACGATGTCCTGCTTCCAACCCAGGGGGCGACCGTCACGCAGATGGTGTCCGCCGTTTCGGACCCCAGCCCAACCTACAACGTCAACCTGCAAACCGCCGCCGCCGGGGTCGACATCCCGACCAAGATTCTGGTGGGCATGCAGACCGGCGAGCGGGCGAGCAGTGAGGACCAGAAGTACCACAACGCCAGATGCCAGGCGCGCCGGGTGCAAGAACTGACGTTCGAGATCAACGACCTGTTCGGGCACCTGATGCGCATCGGCGTGGTCCCTCTGAAGGCCGAGTTCACGGCAATCTGGGATGACCTCACCGTTCCAACCAAGGCCGAGCGCCTGGCCAACTCCAAGACCATGAGCGAGATCAACAGCGCCGCAATCGGCACTGGCGAGCCGGTATTCACCGCGGAGGAGATCCGCGAAGAGGCTGGCTACGACCCGCTCGTGGGCGGTGACCCGCTGCCTGATACCGAACCGGAGGATGAAGATGCCGCGCGCACCGATCCTACCGGCGAGCAGCAGTGACCCGACCGGGGTAGATCGACTGGAAAGGGGCGCAATGCGCGAGTTCGACAGGCGCATGCGGAAAATCCGGGATGGCTATGTCGCTGCCTTGGACCGAATCCCGGCCCAGCCGGTGGTGAATGAGCAGTACACCTACCGTCTCGACCAGGCCCTTCTCTCCGCGATCTTCGCCGACACCAACCTGATGGTCGACGAGATACTGCAGGAGGGCGGGGAGCGCGACCTCTGGTTCTTCGAATCCTATGTCGGGGTTGCCTACATCCGCGGTACCGCACAGACGCATGCCAACCTGGCGCAGCAATCGCCTGCATACCGCGCCGGCCGGGAATCGCTGGATGTCCTGCTTCGATCCGACGCCTACCGCGCGCGGATGGCACTGCTTCGCGCCCGGGAGTTCGAGGAGATGAAGGGCTTGTCCGGCCAAGTCAAGGCCGACATGGCGCGCATTCTCGCCGAGGGCATGGGGCGCGGGAAGAATCCCCGCGAAATCGCACGGGACCTGACCGCACAGACCGGCATCGAGGCGCGTCGCGGCCATCGCATCGCACGCACCGAAGTCACAACCGCTCTCCGAAGGGCTCGCTGGGACGAGAAAGACGCTGCTGAGGCCGACTACGGCGTTCAGTCGAAGCTGATGCATATGTCGGCCCTGTCCCCCAGCACCAGGGCAACCCATGCGGCCAGGCACGCCAGGCTCTACACCTCGGACGAGGTGAGGGACTGGTACAGCCGAGACGGAAACTCGATCAACTGCAAGTGCAGCCAGGTCGAGGTACTGGTCGATGACGAAGGGAATCCGGTTGTCCCGGCCATCGTCGAGCGCGCGCGCCGCAACTACCAAGTCATGAAAGCCAAAGGGCGCGGGCCCTGGGCGAAAGAGGATTGAGCCATGCCCATGCAGGTCAACATCACCACCCAGGTCAACAGCGCCAGCATTCGGCGTGAGACACACAACGGGCGCGAACACCTGGTTCTGCCGAGCTACACCCTGCCGGCCGGCGTGATCATGAACGGTGGTCTCTACACCGCCGAGCAGATCGACAAGCACTACCCAGGCCTGGAGGGAACGCTGGCGCCGCTCGGGCACCCGATGGTCGACGGGAAGTTCGTGTCTGCGTTCTCGCCTGAGGGGATCAACGCCGCCCACGTCGGCGCCTGGAACCGCAACGTGAAGAAGTCCGGCAACCGGGTCTACATGGAGAAGTGGGTCGACGTCGAGTTTGCCAAGTCCACGGAGGGCGGCCGTGAACTGTTGCAGCGCGTCGAAGCGCTGGAGAAGGGGGAGGACGTCCCCCCGATCCATACCAGCGTTGCCGCATTCCTCAATCGCATCGAGCCGAACGAAAGCCAGCGTGCCCAGGGCGCGGAGTGGGTCGCCGACATCCAGAGCATGGATCACGACGCGATCCTGCTGCACGAAGTAGGGGCGGCCACTCCTGAGCAGGGCGTCGGCCTGATGGTAAACGCCGACCAGGCTGTCCCGCTTCAGCCGAATTCCGGCGCTCTGGTTGGCGAGTCCTACCGGGAGCGGGAGCAGCGTCTCGATCGCGCCGCAAAGGAGCGATTCGCCTCCGGGCCCGACCAGTACGCATGGGTTGCCGACTTCACCGATTCTCAGGCTGTGATCAGCCGCAATGGCGGTGTGACCGAGGTGTACGGCTACAAGGTCGAGGCAGGGAAGATCGTCTTCGACGAATCCGGCCAGCCCGTTGTCAGGCAAGAGTCCTGGGTCGCCATGGTGGCCAACAGCATCAAGAACATTTTCACCCATCGTCAGGCTCGGCCTGATCAACCTGAGAAGGAGGGCGACATGCCCCTGACCCCCGAAGAAAAGGCCGAAATCGTGAAGGAAATCGGCACCAACACCTCCAGCGCCATCAAGGAACTGGCGGACACCATCATCAAGCCTCTGGCCGACAAGGTCGACGGCCTGGTCGCCAATCACAAGGCGCTGGCCGACACGCTGACCGCCAACCAGCGCGCCGAGGAAGACAGCATGCGCGAAGCGGTCAAGGCCAAGTTTGGCGAGGTCATCGCCAACAGCCTGGCCGGCGACGCGCTCAAGGAACTGTTCAAGCAGTGCGGCGAATCCGCTCCACTGGGCGCCAATGCTGCCACCGACAAAGGCGGCCTCACCGCCGATATCGCCAACCTGCCGAAGGAGTAAGCCATGTCTCGCTATCGTCGCGTGAACATCGACGGCAAGTCGCTGTTCAAGACCGAAACCCGCAAGACCGCCGCGGCACTCCTGCCCGGCACGTTCGCCGTGATCAATGGCAGCGACCTGTTCGCCCAGGCAAGCGCCAGCGTTGGCCGCCTCTACGTCATCGACTGCGCTCACCACGAAGGACTCAACATCCGCGATGCGGTTCCCGCCGGCCATTCGGCCGTGGGCAACTACGTCGAAGAGGGTCGCGAACTCGCCGTGCTGTGCCCGGCCGGCACCTACAAGAAAGACACGCCGATCAAACTCGGCACCAGCGGCCAGGGTGCCATCGCGTCGAGCGATACCGACACGGTCCTCGGGTACAGCCAGGACGATGCAGTCATCGCCTCCGGCGAAACCGACTTCATCCGCATCCGCTTCCGTGTCGGCAGTGTCGCCGCCCCGGCGCCCTAATAGGAGTACGGACACATGTTCCTCACCCAGCAAGCAACCGCCGCCCATCCTCGCCTGATGGGCCACTACCAGGAGTTGCAGGCCAATCGCAACATCTGGAACAACCAGAACGCCGCTATGATCGCCCGCCACCGCGGCGCCATGACCCCCGAAATGCTGGCCTGCAACGCGCTCGCCGGCCTGGGTCGTGAGTTCTGGGCCGAGGTCGACGCCCAGATCATCCAGTACCGCAACCAGGAAACCGGCATGGAGATCGTCAACGATCTCCTGCAGGTGCAGACCGTGCTTCCGATCGGCAAGACCGCCAAGCTCTACAACGTGGTCGGCGACATCGCCGATGATGTGTCGGTGAGCATCGACGGCCAGGCCCCGTACTCCTTCGATCACACCGAGTACAACTCCGATGGCGACCCCATTCCGGTGTTCACCGCCGGCTACGGTGTCAACTGGCGCCATGCCGCCGGCATGAACACCGTCGGCATCGACCTGGTTCTGGACTCGCAGGCTGCGAAGCTCCGCAAGTTCAACAAGCGGATCGTTGCCTACACCCTGGACGGCGCCACCAACATCCAGGTCGAGAACTACCCGGCTCAGGGTCTGCGCAATCACCGCAACACCATCAAGGTCAACCTGGGCTCCGGCGCCGGCGGCGCGAACATCGACCTGACCACCGCCACGCCGCAGCAGATCATCGACTTCTTCACCAAAGGCGCATTCGGCCAAGCTGCGCGTGCCAACAAGGTGGACGCCTACGATGTTCTCTGGGTTTCCCCGGAAATCAACGCCAACCTGTCCCAGCCCTACATGATCACCATGGGCGGCGGTGCCAACGCGGTGGTGGCCGGCACCGTGCTCGATGCGGTCATGCGCTTCATCCCGGCGCGCGCGGTTCGCCAGACCTTCGCCCTGTCGGGCAACGAGTTCCTGGGCTATCAGCGCCGCCGCGACGTGGTCACCCCGCTGGTCGGCATGGCTACCGGTGTTATCCCGCTGCCGCGCCCGCTGCCGCAGGTCAACTACAACTTCCAGATCATGAGCGCCATGGGCATCCAGGTGAAGAAGGACGACGAAGGTCTGTCCGGCGTGATCTACGGCGCCAACCTGGCGTAAGGAGAACGACATGCCCAAATACGAGGTGATCAAGCCCTGGAACGGCGTTTCCAAGGGTCAGGTGCTGGAGCTCGAATCACTTGCCGCTGCGCTCCTGCCGAACGTGCGCGAGGTTGGCGCACTCAGGAGCGGAAGCCTGACCTTGGACGTTTCGGCCCAGGTCGACGAAGCGGCCAGGCAAGCTCTCGCCGAAGCGCGTGTATCCGTCGATGCCATGATCGACGAAGCCAAGGCCCAGGCCGGTACCCTGACCCCGGCCATTCCGGACGGTAGCGAGCGCCGCGAGCTGATCAAAGCGCGCCTGAAGGAGCTGAAGATCGAGTTCGATGGCCGCCAGGGCGAGGAAGCGCTTGCCGCCCTGCTGCCGGAGGGCGAACTGGTGAAGCTGTTCCCGGCCAAGTGACCGGTGCGTGACGCGAAGCCGCCTGCGGGCGGCTTCGTCGTTTCTGGCCCCGGAAATGGGGCCTTCTTCTTCCAGGAATCGGACATGATCACAGTTGAACAGGCCCGGCAGTACCTGCAGAGCCAGGGCATCGACAACGTGCCCGATTTCATCCTCGCGGCGTGGATCGAGCAATTGCAGGAGATCCAGGACTGCCTGGATGCCCACTACCCGGCATCGACCGCGCTGCTGATTCAGGCCTACCTGCTGGCGCTGTTTGCGCTGGCCCAGGCCGACAAGTACATCAGCAGCCAGACGGCCCCATCCGGCGCTTCTCGATCGTTCCGCTACCAGGCCTTTGCTGATCGCTGGAAGGCGCAGTTGGCCCTACTGAGCGCCCTGGACAAGCACGGATGCGCGACGGGACTGATCCCGCCGAATCCAACCCAAACCGCCCATGGCGGTCTATGGATCGCGCGAGGCGGCTGCATGTGTGGTGACTCATGAGCACGACAGCGAATTGGAGTTACACCAACACAGCGACGGTTCGGCCATTCCTGCACTTCGACCTTTCGACCCAGGAGGCCGTTTACGGCCATGAGTACGAAATCGCTTGCACCTGGGTAGCGAAGGGAGAGCAGGTCCGCGACAACAGCGGCGCCGAATTCGTATCGCGACACCAGATATTCACCGAGGACCGCCGGCCGAAGTACCTGGACCTGATCCAGTTCGACGGATCCAACGGCTGGGAAGAGATTCGCTCGGTGACGAACTGGGACATGTCCTTCTTCGGTGAACAGCCGGACTTTCTACTGGTGACCTGACATGGCAATCCAAGGCATCGACCGCGTCCGGCGGAATCTTCGCGTGGCTGTCGAAAACATTGCAGAGGGCAGGTCTGAGCGCGCGATATACGAGATCCTCAGCCAGGGCGCTGCTATGGCGCAGACCATGACGCCGATCGACACGTCGAATTTGATCAATAGTCAGACTGCACCCCAGATCAGTAATGGGACTGCTGGGGTGGAAGGGCGGATTGGATATACAGCAGCCTACGCGGCAGCGGTCCATGATGCGCCAGGAACTCTCGCCGGACAGCCAAGGGCGGATTTCGGAAAGACAGCGGACGGAACCGCCTTTGGAGGCGGTACTGGAGTTGGGAACTACTGGGATCCAAATGCAGAGCCAGAGTTTCTCACTAAGGGGTTCGATCAGATTGAATCTGCAATCCCATCAATTCTCCGCAGGATCTACCGCGTATGACCCCCTACGACGCCTTCCAGGATTGGCTGGCTTCGATCCTGGGCGAGGGCTACCAGTACAGCCGTGGGATGTGGGTCGACCACCCGTCGCTCGACTCGGCATTCATCGCAGCGATCCAGCAAACCGGCGGCCCCCCGACTCAGGTCGACATTCGTCGCCTGCGGTTCAAGGTGATCCTCCTCGGCCCGAAGGGCGTCCGGAAACATGTTGTCGACGTCGGCAACTCAATCGAGACCCTGGCGCAGGTAGCGCTTGGTGACAGCGTCCCCTGTGGCGCCGCATCTGTTCGGGCAATCGGCGAGCCGATCGGGCCTGGATACACCACCGAAAACCGGGCCTGGTACAGCCTGGACCTTGAAGTTCTCTATTAATCAGGAGGCCAGACATGGCTTGCAAGAAGCTCAAATTTCCGGGCCGCGACGTCGTGCTCGAGTATTACATCGGGTGCGGCGATGCGCTGCCGGCGGAGAATGACTGGCGCCGTTTTGGGTCGCTCCGCACGAAGGAATTCACCGTCGAGTGGGACACCATCGACGCGACTGATTCCGACTCGGTTGGCGCACTGCGGGAGAACCTGGCCAGTTTCCAGACGCTGACCATTTCCGGTGACGGTACCGTGAAGGCCTCCGGTGCCGGCGCGCAGAACCTGATCGACCTGACGAAGCATGTCGTGAAGCCGGACGCGACCGGCGGACAGCCTGTTGTCTGGATGCGCATGACCTTCCCGGACCTGACCTTCACCGCATTCATGCTCATCAGCAACCTCAGTCGCTCCGCGCCGTACGACGATGTCACCACCTACAGCTTCGAGGCTTCGGCGACCGCTTCCGACTTCGGCCTGATCGTCGAGGATACCCCCGACGCGGATGCGCCGGACCCGACCAGCATTCAGGTCGTGCCGGAGACCCTCTCGCTTACCGTTGGCGAAGGCTTCAACTTCGAGGGCGTCGTGCTGCCTGTTGGCGCTCCGCAAGGCCTGCGCTGGACTTCCAGTGCGCCGACCGTGGCCGCAGTGAACACGGTTACCGGCGAGGTGAGCGCGCTGTCGGCCGGTACCGCCACGATCACCGCCGCTTCCAGCGTCGCCCCGGGCGTCACCGATACCGCAACCGTCACGGTCATCCCGCTGGTGCAGGGCATCACCGTCTCGCCGACATCTGTCTCGATCGCCGAAGGTGCCACCCAGCAACTGACCGCCGCTGTATCTCCGACTGGCGCGGCTCCTGGCCTGGTCTACGAAAGTGCGGCGCCGGCGATTGCTACCGTGAGCTCTACCGGCCTGGTTACCGGCGTTGATGTGGGCACCACCACGGTGAAAATCACCAGTGCGGCGCGGCCGTCGGTGAGCGTGACAGTTCCGGTAACCGTCACTGCGCCGTGATCCTCACCGAGATCGGTGAGATAGGCGTACACACGGCCTCGGGGGAGTTCTTTCTCCTGCGGCCGTCCCTGTACGCCATGACCCAGCTCGGTACGCCGGCCGAGATTGTCGACGTCTTCGCGCGCGTCATGAGCGACCCGATCACTGAGAAGCATCAGGCGGACCAGTTCGCGGACGCCCTGGCCGTGGTGGTGGCCTGTAGTGAGCAGGACCTGTCCGACGTGTTTGGCTACTACGACCAGGATCTTGTCTACCGGCCAGGAACTGCGGACGTCGAGCACCTTGTGCCTCTCGCGCGCTGCCTGCTGAAGCACGGCGTCACAGGAGCGCTTCCGCCGCTTCCCCGGCGCCACGACGAAGAGCCGAACTACTCGGGGGAGTTCGTTGCGCGGGAGTACGTCGCGACGGCGATAGCGCACCTGGGGCTGAGCGAGCGCGAAGCTTGGTCCATGACCATGACCGGCCTGATCGGCGCCCTGCGCGCGAAATACCCCCCAACCGAATCGAACGCTCCGGGCGCCAGAGCCCCGACCGCGGCAGAGCATGACGCGACGATGGAGTGGTTCGACAAGATCGAGGCCAAGCGCAAGGCGCGGGCGAAAGGAGCACCCTGATGGCTGAGAATGTCGGCAGCATCTATTACACCGTCGAGGCGGATACCTCTGGCCTTGTAAACGGCACGAATGCTGCTGACCGTTCATTGGATCAGATGCAGGCAACCATGCGGCGTGCTGATAGCGAGGCGGCACGTCTCAACACGACTGTCACCAAGCTTTCGTCGGCTATTAAGACGATCATCGCGGCGTCAGCGCTCCGCGAGATGGCCAGCATGGTCCAGTCCTATCAGGAGATGGCTGACAGGGTTCGTCTGGCGTCTGCAAGCCAGGAAGAGTATGAAAACGTACAGGCCAGACTGCTCCGTACCGCCAACGGGACATACCGAGCGCTCTCCGAGGCGCAGGAACTCTACATCCGCACTTCTGCAGGCCTGAAAGCTCTCGGATACGACACAACGTCTGCACTGGATGTGATGGATTCGCTGTCGTATGCATTCGTGACCAATGCGACCAAGGCGGATGCAGCAGAGGCAGCGATCAGCCAGTTCTCCAAGGCAATCAACACCGGCAAGGTTTCGGCTGACCAATGGGAAACAATCTCCAGCGCAGTTCCGTCTGTTATTGAGGATATCGGCGCCGCTGCAGGTAAGACGGGGGCGGAAGTCAGGAGTCTTGGTGCGCAGGGGCAATTAACGGCGCAAATGCTCACCGAGGGTCTACGTAAGTCCTTGGAAGAGAACTCAAAGGCAGCCGCCGGCATGTCCAATAACCTGACCGATGCAGGGGTCAGGATTCGGACTGCATTTACTCAAGTCCTTGTTTCGCTGGAAGACCAGACTGGCGCCCTTCAAACCTTCACCAATGGTCTTATTTCGGCTGCTGATGCGCTTCTTGAGTTCGGGCTTGACTCGGAAAAAATGGCAGCATTTCTCGACACTGCAACAGTCGCAGCAGCTTCTCTGGCCTCTGTTGTGGCTGGGCGTCTAGTTATCTCCCTGTATGCAGCAGGTGCGGCCCAAGTGCAAAGATTGCGGGCAACGCTTGAGCAGATAGCAGCTGATCGGAATGCTGCTATAGGTGCACTGAGGCGGGCAGAGGCAGAGAAGGCCGCCGCCGCCGCGGCTGTCGCTCTGGCTCAGGCGGACTTGAATGCTGCCAGGGGTTCAAATGCCCACGCAACAGCTCTAAACGCGCTGCTGGCCGCTAAAGAACGCGACTTGGCCGCCACAAGAGCGCTAACGGCTGCTCAAGCAACGCTGAATGGTGTAGCAACCACCGGGACGGTGGTGATGGGTGGACTTCGATCGGCAATGGCGTTCCTCGGCGGACCGCTTGGGGTTGTTCTGCTGGCAGCAACCGCGATCGCAACATTTGCAACGAATGCACGGGAGGCGAAAGAGCCTACGGACCTTCTAACCCTGTCCGTTGAAAAACTTGGACAGGCACAGCTGAAGGTTGCACAACTGGACATCGACAAGCGAATCCAAGCAGTGAGCGATAAGCTCAAACTGCTTGGGGAAAACTATGCGTTCGCGGCAAAAGAAGCCCAAGGCTCTGGTCGAAGGGCCAATCGATATGCTGAAGATGCCGTGCGTATCCAGGGCGCGGTCGAGGAGCTTACGCAGGAGCTTGACCAGTTACAGAAAAAGCGTTCAGACGTCGACGCAGCCCTAGATAAAAAGAGTTCATCCCCATCTGGTAATGGCCCGGATCGCCAGGCAAACCCGGAGGATACAAAGGCTCTCCAGAATCTTCGCGACGAGGCTGAACTATCTGCTCTCGCGGGTGAAGAACGGGCGAAGCTTGCCGCGCGCAAAAAGCTCAGTGCTGATGCCACAAAAGAGGAGATCGCGGAGGCGGAGCGTCTCGCTGTCCAGATATTCCGCAACAGCGAAGCGCGGAAGCAAGAGAAGAAGTCAGCCTCTGATACCGCCTCTACGGTCAAAAAGTCGATGGAGGATCAGCGTCGCGCTGCCTTGGACAATGAGAAGACTATCGGAGACCTTTCCCAGCAACTGGCACAGGCTGGACTGAAGGGAAAGGAACTGGCAGAAGCTGGGGCGCAATCTCGCCTTAATCCATTCGCCACGCCGGAGCAGGTCGCCCAGGTCCGCGCGCTCGCCGCAGCTCTGTACGAAGCGCAACAGGTCGAAGCCAACAAGCAGTTGCTGGGGCAAATGGACCCTATCGCCGGCGAAGACCAGCGCTACCAGACCGAACTGGAGAATCTGAAAAAGCTGAACGAGGCCAAGTTGCTCGAGGACCAGCGCTACCTGGAACTCAAGGCGCAGGCCGAGCAACAGCACGATGCCACGATGAAGCAACTGGAGGAGGAGCGATTCCGCCGCCAGGCTGCCGGCAACGAGATGATCATGGCAACGCTGGATCAGGTGCAGCAGGCCGGCACGAACGCTCTGACTGGGCTGATAACCGGGGCGAACAACGGTGCCGATGCCATGCGGCAACTGGCCGGCGCCATGCTGAACCAGGTCGTTGGCGCCCTCGTCAAGGTCGGCATCGAACAGGCGAAGAACTTCATCATGGGGCAGAGCATGCAAGCGACCGCAACCGCCCAGGGCATTGCTCAGGCCGGGGCGTTGGCTGGCGCATATGCCCCAGCTGCAGCTGCGGCCTCTGTGGCCTCATTTGGCGGCGCTGCGACGGCAGGCCTTGCTGCAATGGCAGCAGCAATCCCAGCGATGCTAGGCCTCTTCGGAGGACGCCAATATGGCGGAGGCGTCCAGGCAAATGGCCTGTACCGAATCAACGAGAACGGCGCGCCAGAGGTATTCCAGGCTGCGAATGGCCGGCAGTACATGCTGCCGAATACGCGAGGCGAGGTGATCAGCAACGGCGACGCCACCGCGCAGGGCTCGCCGCAGATCAGCCTGCAGATCATCAACAACGGTCCTCCGGTTTCCGCCACCGCCACCATGGACGGGAACAACCTGCGGGTAACTCTCGATGCGGTCGAGCAGGACTTTGCCAACAAGGTTTCGTCCGGCCAGGGGCTTTACCCGAAAGCAATCGAAGGCGCATATGGATTCAAGAGGGCAGGGCGATGATCAAATGGCCTGATGGCCTTCCCTTCCCGCTCAGGGAGGGGTACGGCTTCAAGACGGTAGAGCCAATGGCCAGGACCGTCCTCCAGAGCGGCCGTGCACGCTACCGACGGAACTTCAGCAATGTGCCGGTCAACCTGGAGGTTTCCTGGCTGTTCACCGCTGAGCAGGCGCGTCTGTTCAAGGGGTGGTACCGAGACGTCCTGAAAGACGGCGTCAAGTGGTTCGAGTGCGATTTGCGTACGGAAGAGGGAATCGTTCCGTGCAACCTGCACTTCGAGGGGATCTACGACGGTGGCTATCTCGTCGGGCGCGACCACTGGCGCTTCAACGCGACCGTCGTGATGCGAGAGCGCTCGATCATCGATCCTGGGTGGGCTGAGATTCTGCCCGAGTACATCCTCCTCGCTGACATCTTCGACATCGCGATGAACAGGGAGTGGCCTCGACATGGCGACGGCTCTTGAGCGGTTCTATGCCTCAGGCGGTGAGGACCTGCAGCTCGCCACGATCGAGTTGTCATGCCCGGCGTGGCCGGAGCCTATTCTCATCTGCCAGGGCTATGACGACCTAACCTGCATGACCGAAGACGGGCGGCTGCTGACGTTCATCGCTGGTGCGATCGATGTATCGATTCCGAAGCGAGACAACAGCGGAAACCAGAACGTTGGATTCGCGATCGACAACGCGACCGGATTCGCCCAGCAGCGTATCAACGAAGCGCTGGAGGCTGGCGAGTATGTCACCCTGATCCTGCGGATGTACCTGGAGAGCGATCTCACAGCGCCCGCTGAGCGGCCATACCGCATGAGGGTCAAGACGCCGGGTTTCGAGGGTCTCACTGTTCAGGTCGAGGCCGGTTACTACGACCTCATCAATACCGCCGCGCTGCGCCACATCTACAACGTCAGCGAGTTCTCCGGACTCAAATACTGGCCTTGATCCCATGCCGAACAGATACCTCACCGCCATCTATACCGAGGGCGGGCGGGCACTGCCGTGCCTGGACTGCTGGGGCCTGACGCTCATAGCGCGGGTTGAGCTGTTCGGACTGCCGATGCTGACCGACTTCGATGGTGTCACGCGACTCACCCCGGTTTCGATGCAGCGGGCGTGCGATACGGAGATCCAGCGCGCGCTCGAGCAATGCGAGCCAGGACCTGGGGTCATCGCCGCGGCCTATAGAGGGCGGCTGCTCGATCACGTAGGTCTGCTGGTCGAGGTGGATGGACGCCTGCGGATTCTCGAAATCAACCCGGGAAGCGGGGTGTCGCTCACCCCGCTCCAGATGTTCTCCGACAAATATTCCAAGGTGGTCTTCTACCGTGATCGAAATCTACCCATCGCTCCTTGACGGAGAACCGCTGGAGCGGCATCCGATCGGTCGCAGGATGACGATTCATGCCTGGCTGACCGCGAATTCTCCTGGGTACCGCTGCCACGATGTCCACCCGTTCTCCATCGGTGTTGTCCCCGCCGAGGTTGCGCTCTGCGGTGACCTGACCGACAAGCAGAAAAAGGCGCATGAGGAGTTCGTCCACCCCGGCGAGTGGGCCGAGCGCATCATCGACCGCGGCGACATTGTGAGGATCTACAAGCTCCCGCGCGGGACTGATCCGTTCACGATTACTGCGGCCCTTTTCAAGGGGGCGCAATCGGTTTTTCGGATGCTCATGCCTCAATTGCCCGGCATGCCGACGAACCCCGGGCAGGGCGCGTCGCTCTCTGAAACCAGCGCGCGCGGGAACAAGGTAAAACTCGGCGATGCGATCCGCGAAGTTGCTGGCCGTCGTCTGATTTATCCCGACTACATCCTGCCGCCCAGGAAGTATTTCGCCGGTCCGCGTGAGCAGTGGACCGAAATGCTGTTGTGCATTGGCCGTGGTCGGTTCCAGATCGCCGAAGGTGCAGCGAAAATCGGTGACACGTCGTTCCTGGCACTGGGCGCTGATGCCTCTTTCCAGATTTTCGAACCAGGGCAGAACGTCAGCGGGCACCCGGCATCGGTCTGGTGGCACCTGGTTGAGGAAGTTGGTGCGAGCTCAACTGGTAATGCCGGCCTGGACCTGACCGAGAGCTCCAATCTCACCCCGAACCCGTCGGCAACTACGTTCACGTTTTCCGGAACGAACATCATCATTTCTGCCGGAGCCGGGTCGTTCCCCTCTGACTGGGTTGCGGGGACGATCCTGCGGGTTGAGGCGATGTACCCCTATTCGGTTAACGATGGCGGCGGGACGAATCGCGACGTCGTGACGGGGGATATCGCTCAGCTCGGGCTGGATGTTGGCGATGAGATCGAGGTTGTTGGCACCAACGGCGGCCTCTACATCGTAAACGACATCACCTCCACGTCGATGACGCTCAACTACAGCAACGGTTCTCCGGCGAATGCGCTCCAGACCGGGTCCGGCAGCGCCGCAATCGGCCCGCGCGGACTGCGCTATCGGATCACGGCGTACAGCGCGCAGCAACTCACAGTCGAGCGGCTGACCAGTGCGGGCGGTGTCGATGTTGACTGGCCAGGATTCACCGCTCTCAATTCGTCTACGTCCCGAGTCACCATTGATCCGACCAGCCTAGAAGGGGGCTGGCGCGGTCCCTTCCCGGCGTGCCCAGTATCGGAGAAGACCAACTTCGTCGAGATCGACGTATTTTGCCCGGAAGGGCTTTGCGGTGTAGGCAGGGAAGGGCAGATCTACCAGATCCGCACCTATTACGACATCCAGTGGCGAGACATGGCCATCGGCGGCGCATGGACGACGGTCAGTAAGAACCATGCTGGCAGTTCTCTCGACCAGCAGGGTTTTACGGACGGCATCTCGCTGCCGTACATGATGCGGCCCGAGTTTCGCATCAGAAAAGTGTTCGTCAACCAGGGCGGCAACTCAACATCCGAGTACCGAGACCGCACTCAGTGGTACGGGATGCGCGCGCGCCTCCAGGCTCCGTCGTCCTACGCCGGCGTCACTACAATGGCTGTTCGATATCGGTCGTCTGACCGTATCGCGGCGCAGACAGAAAGCCGCGTCTCGGTAGAGGCTACCCGCATGCTACCGACTCGGCAGAACGGTGCATGGACACCCGAGATAGCAACGCGAGACATCGTCCCATTCCTCTGCTACATCGCGAAGGAACGCGGCTACACCGATGCGGATCTCGATCTTGAGGAACTCGATCGGCTGGACGCAATCTGGAAGGCCCGCGGCGACACGTTTGACATGATCTACGAGGACGGCAAGGTCACGGTCGCGCAGGTCATGGACGATGTGCTTGCCGCCGGGTATGCGGAGAAGACCATTAAGCGCGGCGTGATCTCCGCAGCCCGAGACGAACCAAGGACCACATTCGGGCACATGTACTCGCCGCAGAACATGGATGGTCCGCTGAGGATCAGCATCAGCGCGCCGTCTGAGGACGACTACGACGGCGTCGATGTAGAGTTCGTCAATGCCAACGGCTGGATCGAAGATACCGTCCAGTGCCGACTGCCCGGCGATGTTGGCAGGAAGGTCGAGAAGATCACGGCTGTCGGTGTCACAAACCGCGATCGCGCCTGGCGCTACGGGATGCGCCGCCGGATGGCTCAGCGATACCGGAGAACTGAGTATTCGTTCGATACCGGCCTAGACGCGCTGAACAGCGAGTTCTGGGATTACGTGGCCCTTGCCGGCGATGTTCCCGGCCCTGGCCTGGCGCAGAGCGCATACCTGAAATCGTTCGTTATCTCTGGAAACTCGGTCCTGATCGAGTCCAGCGAGCCGCTCGACTGGTCACTGCTGAACTCGCCAGCGCTCTACCTGCGTCGCCCAGACGGAACGGTTTCCGGTGGATATCCGGCGTCGAGGATCGACGACTACCGGCTGAGCATTCCCAGTATCGATTTCGTCCCCGATGTTTCCTGGGAAATCGAACCGCCGCACCTGCTGCTGGGAAATCCATACCCGGCCCTGATCAGTTCCATCGATCCCAGCGGCAATACCGCGGCGTCCGTTCGCGCGACGAACTACGACGAGCGCGTCTACACATACGACAACGCCAGCGCACCAAACTGACCGCACATACAAATCCAGAGCCCGCCATAGAGCGGGCTTTTTCATGCCCGGAGAATTTGCATGACGACCTACGCCACCGGTAACCCGCTGGGCTCAAAAGACCCGCGTGATCTGTATGACAACGCCGAGAACTTCGATGCGGCGATGAATGACCGGGTAAACACTACGTGGAATGATCGTTTCGGCGTTAGTCGCCCAACGATGAAAGGGTATGAGGAACAGTTCAACGGCTGGCTGGACGCCCAAGGCTTCGAACCCGGAGTCCTGGAGTACGTCGACGGCTCACCGCTGACGGTAGACCGCTCGACCCAACTGATCCAGCGCGACGGAAACCTCTACAGCGTCAAGCGTCCTGCATCGTTCCCCGTCAATCTGACCGGTAACTGGGCGACGGACCAGAACCTGCTTGTTATCCAAGTAGACCAAGGGTTCCCGCAAGAAATCGGTCGCGGCGTACGCCGAGTTGACTCGGTTGCTGACCTCCGGGCCATCGCAGGGCGATTCGCCGGGGATGCCGCGCTGGTTGTCGGATACTACGCGGAAACTCCGGGGGTCGGCGGTGGAGAGTTCCACTGGGATTCAACCTCGACAGAGGACGATAACGGCGGCTCGATCATCCAGGCAACCGGTATCACCACTGGCCGATGGACGCGCGATATAACGCACGGCGTGTGGGCCGAATGGTTCGGCGCTCGCAATGATGGTACTGATGCTGCGGGAACTACTGCTGCGGTGTGGGCTGCAATCATCGCACTCCGGCACGACCCGGAGACAATCGTGCAGTACATCGGCGGTCCCACTGTCACAGCGTATGCATCCGGGCGACTGAACTTCGGTAACGGGGTCTTTGCACTCCAGCCTGATAGTTTCGATATTACCCAGGACCTCGGCCTGACCATCGTCGGGCAGGGATTCAGAGGTAAGAACCAGGCGATGAAGGCGGCTACTACTCTGGTAGTGAGAGGTACAAGCTCTGGCTTCTTCTTCAGGCACTATGGGAATGGCGGCAGGAATCTAACATTCAACAACATTGATGTTGTGTATGATGACAGCCAATTCAGCGGCGATATCATAGAAACCACCTCTTCTCCCGGCCTTACTCTGCAAAGGGTGCGGGTTGGCTGTTATGGTGGATTTCTTGCCAGTCGTCTCACCACCGCGAGAAGCTGCATACGGGCGACGTTTGATGAATTCATCAGGTGCGAGGATGTCGTTTTAGATGGGGCTCAATATGGGTTCTACTCTGATGGGACGATAAACGTTCCAGGGCTTTCATTCGGCGGCTGGGGTGTGACTTTTCTGAATTGCACATTTTACGACTTCGCGAAGTCCATGGTTCTGCATGCTGGAAATCGCACAAGGCACAGCCTTAACATTATTGCGAGCTACTTTAACCCCATCAATACATCCCCCGAGCGCTGCCATGATATAGATAATGTCGAGGGACTGATTATCGATGGTTGCCAGCACACTCCTAGCACTGGAAGCCAGCCTTCACAGGAATGGTTTAGGGTTATTGGTAGTACTGGCAGGATTTCCTGTAACGCCTTTGCCGGACTTTCCTCAAAACTTGGAACCATTGGTGGGGCGAATCCGTCTGCTGTTGAGTGGTCGAATAACCGGGTTTCTTGCCAGGGCGGCCTAACCATAACCGGTGGAGTTGTTCGCGGTGGCGGGAATGAGTACAGCAATGCCGACCACTCTGTAGATGTCGCTCCGGTTGCAATTGTATCTTTAGACATCGGGCCTGACATTCATAAAGCCGGCGTCACTGGTTACTCATATAGGATATCGGCAGATAGCTCGATGCTGAGTGGGAGAGTTAACTACTCATTCGAACAGGATAATTCCAATAGTAAATACTATAGCGCCTCTACTAGGGTAGGGATGTCAAACTGCGATAGCAGGTTCATAACTCTTGCTACTGCTGGAACCACCCTGTCGCCTTATAACGCTGGGCGCACGTACAATGTGACTGTTGCAGGTACGCAGACCTTGCCAACCCCGATCCCAGGGGCTGCGCCAATACGCATTCTAAAGTCCGGCGCAAATGCTCTGACGATTGCAACCACCTCTGGAACAAACTTCCTGATCGGTGCCTCCGGGTCAAGGACCAGTGCAGTGGCGACCTCTACTGAGGTAGGTTCTCTCATAGAGTTTGAGCCGTTAACGTCTACGGCATGGGTTGGCAGAGTGCTATCAGGCACTTGGTCATTTACCTGACAGTTTCGGAGATGGGGACACAAGGATTCCTATCCTTGTGTTTCTTTCTACGATAGTCACTATTACGATATCCGGTCTGTACCTATCAACCAGATCGGCAATTACTTTAGGGCTAGAACGCTGATGATGCAGTTGTAGGGTTTCTGAGAACGTGGCGGCCATAAATGGGGATATAGCAGATCCGAAAGAGTCTCGAAGCCACAGAACACGCTTGTTGTTAAGCGCGCCCTCTGATCGGACCAATAGTGGCTTAACGGGGGCTGTAACTTGAACATTGTCTCCCGAGTAGACTTTCTCCATGCTTTCGAAGTCTATTTGGCTAACATGGATTTTACGTATGGAACTGTCCGACAGATCCACCTCTGCATCCGTGATGTACGGACGTATCCTTTGGAATGCAGAAAGGTCGCCGCCTCCCCGTTTCCTTATAATCACAGCCTCTGGTTTTGGTTCTTCAGGTATAGATATATCTGGGGAGTTAGATTTTATACGCTTCGCCAGTGCATAAAAAGAAACCCAAGCTCCTAGTGTATTCCAGTGAGTGTCTGTCTTGTAGTATAAAGGTGCGGTGGATCTAGATTTTATATTAATAAGTTCATTTTTTGGATATACAAAAATATCTGGAGATTTTCTGTATATGTGCTGGGCAATGCTTGTACCGGAAGGTGCAGCCCAGTCAGGAAGGTTCTCGGGGTATATCGTAGACTTGTCAGGGCCAATTAAAACATAGTAGCCCCTAACGCCATTTGACGAAAACCATTCACGCCATCCGTCAGAAACGTTTTTGATAATATCTGTTTTTGCAGTGTCGGAGTCCGTGACTCCGACTCGTTTTGCGGTTACAGAGTTTTCGAAGAAATCGCCGAGGAACATCCATCCGTCTCTTCCAATAATAACCTTTTCAGGACTAATGGATATTCCTAGCTTGTAGAAAATCATCCCGATGTAGGGTAGTGTAAAATCCATGTTGTAGGAAAGGTCCTTCCACCCTACTATAGTTTCTGGAAGTGGTTTGTTTGAGCTAATCGCTTGCTCAATGTTTACGGCAGGAGCTATTCCTAGAACAGCGATAGAAATGAATATGAATGAATATATTTTCCCTTTCACTTCTATAATCCTTAGAAATTGAAATATAGGAATACAGTGCTTGTTGATTGTAGTGTAGAGTACATTGCCAAGCAGAATAGTATTGACATGTATATTGCTTTTAAATTTCCGATCCTTCCGGTCGTTGAAAGCTCGAATGAGTTTTTCTGTGAAATTATCAAAAATGCTGCTGCAATCATTCCATAGCACAGCGAGTTCGCAACAACACCGATTGGCAGAAATTGTAAAAGCTTGTCGGAAATTACCCCTGCCCACGCAAGATCGCTTGTCGGTATTTCAGCCAGGCTTTCCGATGAGATAGATCTAATATCAATCATCCCTCCAAGGATTGACATGGCTTCCTGCATGGATGTGGCTCGGAAAAATACCCAGGTTATATTTACGAATAGAAATGTCACAACCCAAGCCAAAGGTCTTGGCATAGACATTCCGAGATTTTTCCACATTCTGTGGATGACAAGCGCTCCACCATGCAGCGCCCCCCATATCACAAACATCCAGCTTGCTCCATGCCATAGGCCACCAAGAACAAACGTTGCCATTAGGTTGAAGTAAACTCTGGCGGAAGAACAGCGGTTTCCACCTAACGGGATGTAAAGGTAGTCTCGCAGATAGCGGCTTAGGGTCATGTGCCAACGCCGCCAGAAATCTTGAATATCAAGCGCCTTGTAGGGCGAGTTGAAGTTTATTGGGAGCCAAATGTTAAAGAGAAGGGCCGCGCCTATGGCCATGTCGCAGTAACCGCTAAAGTCAAAGTATAGTTGGAATGTGTAGGAAAGGCTTGTCGCCCATGATCTGAAGAAATCATGATTGGCACCGCTCGAAAATCCTGCATCTGCCCAGACAGAGAATGTGTCAGCGATCATAACTTTCTTGAATAGGCCGATGCTGAATATAAACAGTCCAGTAAGAATGTTTCTATAGCGTACTGCCAATGTCCATTTCGACTTGAATTGCCCCATCATTTCTTTGTGGTGGAGTATTGGGCCGGCAATTAGGTGCGGGAAGAATGTAACGAATAAAGCGTAATTTATTAGGTCGTATTCTTTTGCCTCGCCTCTGTAGCTGTCCACCAAGAATGCAATTTGAGTGAATGTGTAGAAGCTAATTCCAAGAGGCAATATTATTTCGTGTAGCGCAAATTCTGATCCAGACGCGGCATTCAGGTTCTCAATAAAAAAGTTCGCATACTTAAAGTATCCAAGTAGCGCCAGATTTGCAGTAATGCTTAGTGTGAGGATTGTTTTTCTGTATGCGCCAATGGATAAGGTCTTTGAGGACGGACAGAGCGCACACCCTACTGAAAAGTTGAATAAAATTGACCCTATCATGAGTGGTATATAGTCAACGCTCCAATATCCATAGAAGAAAACACTGGCTAATACTAGCCATACTTTCCCCAGTGAGATCATCCTTATCTTGTTTAGTCCAAAATAAACAAAAAACACTATTGGCAAATAGGCCAGTATGAAAGCAGCGGAGCTGAAGATCATTGTGCCTTCCTGTTCGTTCCCTGATGAGGGAAGGTTTGTTAATGCCGTTGCCCCATCGCGGGCGGCGCCGATCATACCCAATTGGAGCGGAACATGCCCATCACTGAGCAGCAGTTGCTGCATATCCTCCCGAACGCCGGCCCTCGCGCCGGCGTTTTTGTTGGTGCGCTGAATCGCGGGATGACGCGCTTCGGTATCACGTCGCCGGTGCGCGCGGCGGCGTTCCTCGCCCAGGTCGGCCACGAAAGCGGCCAGTTGACCCACCTGGTGGAGAACCTCAACTACAGCGCCCGCGGCCTGGCTGCGACCTGGCCGAGCCGGTACCTCGGCGCCGACGGCCAGCCCAACGCCCTGGCGCAGCGCCTGGCGCGCAACCCCCGAGCCATCGCCAACAACGCCTACGCCTCGCGCAACGGCAATGGCGACGAGGCATCGGGCGACGGCTGGCGCTTCCGCGGGCGCGGGCTGCTGCAGATCACCGGCCGGTCGAACTACCGCGCTGCCGGCGCCGGGCTGGGCCAGCCGCTGGAAGCGGAGCCGGAACTGCTCGAGCAGCCAGAGTTCGCTGCGCTATCGGCGGCCTGGTGGTGGGCCAGTCACGGCTTGAACGACCTGGCCGACCGCGGCGAGTTCGCCGCCATCACTCGGCGCATCAACGGCGGCACGAACGGCCAGGCGGAGCGCCTGGCGCTGTGGGAGCGGGCGAAGAGGGTGCTGTCGTGATCTCGGCCCGTGTTGTCTCGATCGCGCTGGCCTGCCTGGTGCTGGTCGGCCTCGGCGCCGCCGGCGGTGTCTGGCTCGGCGCGCGGCACTACCGGCCTCAGCTCGATGCTGCGCTGGCGGATCTGGTCGCCTGCCGCGCCGCCAGGGGAGGCCTGGAGGACGCAGTGGCGGAGCAGGTCCGGCAGGTTGCCGCGCTGCGCGTGGCCGGCGAGCAGCGCGCCCGGGATGCCGCGCAGGCTGTGGATCGGGGACGGCAGCAGGCCGCGGAGCAGTATGCCGAAGCCCAGCGCCTGGTACGTGAGCGAACCGCCGGTGAGCAGTGTGCGGCCGCCGAGGCGGTCATTGATCAGGAGTTGGGTCTATGAGGATGGTGCTGATGCTGGTGGTGTTCGCGCTGGCGGGATGCGCCGGCCGGCAGGAAGCCGAGCCGCGCACGGTGCGCGTAGAGGTGCCGGTGGCGGTGCCATGCCGGGTGCCGGCGGTCGAGGTGCCGGCCTGGGCAACTGCTGGGCTGCGAAAAGGCGACGATCTACAGACCAAGGTCCGCGCACTGCTCGCCGAGCGGCGGCAGCGGATCGGTTACGAGGCGCAGCTCCTGGCTGCGAATCAGGCCTGTCAGAATTAGGAGTAGACTACGGCCTTTTCCTACGGAGCAGGGCGATGCTGGTCATTCGATTCAAGGGCTGGTCGGTGAAACTCGACCACCAGGTGGGCAGCGCTGGGAAGTTCGGCATCTGGTCGTTCCACGGTTCGGAGAGCAGCTACGTGCCGGACATGGAGACGATTCTCCGGCATGCAGCTATTCGGCCTGCGGAGCCGAAAGAAGGCGGGGAGGTCGAGGTATTCATCTGTGATGCACGGATGGCGCAGGACGAATGGCGGGCGGTAGGGACCGGCGTTGCGGCCTATGAGTCGGACCGCTGAATATTGACCGTGACGGAAACGTGAAGCACGGAAATGGAAAACGTGAAAAGGAATTTCACGATTGGCACAGTTTAAGTGATTGCGGTCGGCGTAAACTGTTGTAATATAAGCGCTTCCGAGGTGCGAGACAGGATTTAGGTTCCAGCGCCGCAAGGCGTGAGAGTTCGAGTCTCTCCGTCCGCACCACCTTCAGGCTCGGCTTGTCCGGCCGCTGCGGTTGAAGCCGGAACGTCCGGCACGATTCACGATATGGTGGGCGTAGCTCAGTTGGTAGAGCACAGGATTGTGGCTCCTGGTGTCGTGGGTTCGATTCCCATCGTCCACCCCATATTTCGAAGCGCCAGGCCTTGTGCCTGGCGTTTTCGTTTGCGCTTCTCGATCTCTTCTCCGCTTGCCTTTCCGGCACCCAACCCGCCCTCATGGGGCGACGGCAGGTTGAACTTGTTCCAGCTCCGGCGCTCTTAAGCGAGCCCGTCGTTCCTGGCGGGTCCGTATATGCAGTCTGGGTGAAGCGACATGTCGATGAAATGGACCGAGCAGCGCTTGCGCAAGGCTCTCAAGCAGATGGCGAACAATCATGAATCGGCTGCGGTCGAGGTCATGCGCGCCGTCGAGCGGGCGAACGATCCGAAGCTGGCGCAGCGCCTGCTCGAGGTGATCGAGCAGATGCACCAGGATGCCGATGCGCTGCGCTCCATCGACGACGAAATCGCCAGCGGCGTGATCCGTTGCCAATGAGGCCGTAGACGCTCCGCAGTTCAGGACTTCCCGGCGGAAGCCGGCGCATCCGGCCGGTTCGCCAGTTTCGGGCGCAAGGTCGCGCCCTGGGCTGTGTTCCGGCGAACGGTATAAGGTTGGCGGCCGCGGAAGGCGAAGGCGGTGAACAT